CTAGATAAATCCCCCGAAATCAGTTTGGAGCATAAAATGTCTTGACAAATCATCATTTTGTGCTATATTAACCTTAAGCGAATACATATCTGTAGTATCGACGACACAAGGGATTATATTCGCTTATGCAAGAAAAGCCCCTACCAGAGAAATATCGTAAAGCTCTCCAACTTATAGAAGCCGGAAATCATTCATATCGCGAAATCGCCCGCTTGTGCGGAATTGGCGAAAGCTCTTTCTATGAGCTTATAGAAGGAAACGCCAAGGATAACGCGCAGGTACAAGCCAAATTCTCCGCAGAACTCTCCATAATCAGCAAACGCCTCGATAAAGAAATCCGCGAACTAATCAAGAAGAACAAGAAAACCACACATTTATTGATAGACAACTGGCTTACTGACCAAGCTAGGCGTAAGAAAGTATCCGGAAAGCTTATGCCAACGATAGTCAGCGTTGCCAACGCTGTGTCAAAATACACTCCCAATGTCGAAATTGGGAGTTTTGTTTATCAGAAGGGCCTTTCACCAGAGGACATCTATGCCGAGTTTAAGCGACTTACAAGCATTGCATCTCAGCGAGGCGCAGTTTCTGGCGCTTCCCAAGGAGGAACAGGAGAAATACCTGTATCTCCTCGACCAAGAGTTGCTGCTGCGCAAGAGCCAGAAGATCCTATTTTACCAGCCAAACCCGAAACTGAAGGACTTCCACCTGTCGAAAACCCCGATTAGGGCTATTTTCGGTGGAAACCGGTCTGGTAAGACAACTTGTGGTGGGATGGAGTTCCTGTTCCATATCACCGGCGCCTACCCGGATTGGTACCCGAAGGACCAAAGGTACGCATATCCGATCAAGGGCCGGATCGTGGCGACAGATTACGGGAAAGGCGTTGGCGAAGTAATCGTCCCTTTCCTGGAGGAATGGCTGGATAACAGCCTTATAGCGAAGAAACAGCGTAATGCGCTGTCAATCCCCGTCAAGTGGTTCATGAAGAACGGGTCGGTCTTTGACATCTTGACTTACGAACAGAGCGTAGATAGCTTTGAAGGGTGGAAAGGGCACATAGCCTGGTTTGACGAGCCCCCTCCAAGGGACAAGTATATTGCTACCTTGAGAGGTTTGGTTGACTACAAGGGCCGCGCCTGGCTCACCCTGACCCCTTTGACACAGCCTTGGATATACGATGACATTTACGCGGCCGCAGACAACAAGCGGATCAGCGTAGTGACCACCGATATCCGCGATAACCCCCATCTAAGTGAAGATGCAATACGCGAGTTTGAGCAAAACCTTACTGAAGAAGAAAAGGAAGCTAGACTCCATGGGCGGTTTCTGCATCTCACGGGGCTTGTATATAAGGAATTTAACCCGAATATACACATTTGTGAACCGCCCATATTAAAACCGACCTGGAGCCGGTACATGGCCATAGATCCACATGAAAGGATGCCAACGGCAGTTTTATGGATGGCCGTTGATAACAACGATAATCACTGGATTTATGACGAATTATGGCTTAAAGACATGGATATTGAGCAAATAGCGCACGCAATCAACGTTCAGGAAGGCGAATTGAGGGCTAAAGTGAGGTTAATCGACCCTCACAACGATAAAGACCCGGGCACTTTCGCCTCCATGAACATCAGAAAAGAGCTCATGAAGTACGGAATTTACTGTGAAAGAGCCAATAGCGACCCGCAACTGGGGAAATCGAGGATACGCGCGGCCCTAAAACCTCGATACTCTAACCTCCTAAAGACCGAAATTCCTCAGTTGCGGGTATCCCGCGAGTGCACGCAGACTATTTACGAGTTCCAGCATTACGTGTGGGATAACTTTAGGCGGAATAAAGAGGAATATGAGCTCAAAGAGCAGGTCAAGAAGAAGTCAGATCACTTTATGGATTGTTTGAGGTATATTTACAACTGGGGCCCGAGATACATTGTACAAGAAGTTGAAGAAGAAGATATCAAATATAGCGGAGAATATACGAAATATCCGACTAAACAGGCAACAGCGGGTTCGTATTTATCTCTTGTCGAAGGCGGAGATGCGAAAGCAGGGAGATTTTGATGGAAAACGCCCAGAATATCTATAGACAGCTGTTAAAAGAGGGTAAACCACCCAAAGAAGCGGCCAAAATGGCCCAAGAACGGACCGGAGTGTCGTTGGTGACCGGAAGGCCCATCAACAAAGACCTCCCGTATAAGGTGAAATATGCCGGACAATATCGATAACGAGAAGAAGCTTGTAGATTTCATTGTAGATGAGTTCGGGCGCTATGAAAAGGCCTGTAAAGACCGTTTTGACGAGGCTAAGATCATTTATGACTACTGGTGCAACAAGCCTTCCAAGCGTTATTTCGATTGGCAGAACGCTGTTCACGTTCCCATGATGGTTGAAGCGGAGCAAACGGTCACTCCGAAGCTCCATTCAGCTTTATTTCCTAATGACGCGCCTTTTGAGGTTTTGACCTTTAAGCCGGCGACTGAGGAGCAGGGAATTATCATCAAAGGGATGCTTGAACACAAGTTTAGGCAGGCAAACGTGTCGGTTGAGGCGCTCAGGAGCATGACTCAGACCACTTTGTTCGGTACCGGGTACGTAGAAGCGCCCTGGCTGGTGGAAAGGGCCTGGCAGATTGATCCCATGACCCAAGAACGCTACATGGCGCTCATTAACAACCGGCCGGATTGCAAAACAGTGTCTTTCTTCGAGATTTTCCCTCACCCGGCTAAGCTGCGCATGGATGATGGCCTTCCGCTCATTCGTCGGCAGTTCTGCGATGCGGAGTATCTTAAGAAACTTTCAGAAAATCCGCGTTTTAAGTTCGATAACCTTACGGCGGCCTTAGAATCAAAATCGGTCGTTTCAAGCCCCAGCATAATTCTTGATGAGCATGGCCACGCTCAGGATCTCAAAGACCGCGAGAAATATGAGCTGCTTACTTACTGGGGAGGTTACGACCAGACCTATCTTAAGAATGACAAGCCGGTTATCAAGAAAGCAGTTCCTCATTGGATCATTGTAGTGAATCGTGCGGTTCTTGCCCGTTCAATGCCCAATCCTTATAATCATCAACAGCCTCCGTATTGCAAAATCACTTTGTTTGAAGATCCAAACCCGTCGTGGTTTGGCGTTGGAATCGGTAAAATCGGTAAGCCCACTCAAGAGCGCTTAAACAAGATTGTGAACCAGCGTCTTGATAACGTAGATCTCGTACTCAACAAACAAGGATTCTATAATGGAAACGACACCCTCATCAACACCAAGAAACTCCAAGTATCAAAGCCGGGGCAGTGGCACAAAGTATCAGACACCGTTACATCAATCAGGTGGATGGATATCCCCGATGTCACGACGTCGTCCTATAAAGAAGAAGAAATAGCAAAACAGGATTTCCGCGAATCAACCGGCGCAACAATGCAGCTTATGCCGGCGGAAGAAGGACAGCATCGTACAGCGATGGGAATCAGTCTTCTTCAGGGCGCCGCAGGTTCTCGCTTTAAGCCCGTACTTAGGAAGATGGAGAGCGACTTCATTGCTTCGCTCGCGCAACTATTCCTTTCTATGCTCCAACAGTTCATGGTTCTTCCTGAGTGGATACAGGTTACTGGTAACAACGGTGCGAGTAAGCCGGTGCAAGTTAGGCCCGAGATCATCCAGGCTAAGGTTCAGTTCTTACCTACTGGCGTGTCTGAAACAATCAACAAAGAAATGCAGATCGGCCAGCTTCTTAGGTTTAAGGAACTCACGATGAACGATCCGACGGTGAATCGTGTTGAAATAAATAAACGTATTGCTGAATTGATGGGATTCCGGGACATTCAGAAATTACTTACACCTCCTCCTCCGGATGTAAAGCCGGGCGGATTAGATCCTAGAGCGCAAGATATGGTTCGTCAACGTTTAGCTGAAGGGGCGAGCCCGGAACAGATCAAGATGGAAATGCTCGGGCCTCCTCCGGGGCCTGAAGAAATGCAGCCAGAGGGAGCGGCCAATGGCTAAGATGCCATGGGATATTAAGATGGCGGAATGGATAGGTAAAGCCCTTCCTAATGAGATGGCTAAAGCTGCGCCGATCCTTAAATACATTCCTTATATTGGGTGGGCTGCGTACGGCATGGGAGCGGCTGATGCGGGTGCGACCACAATGTCTGATGTATATCAGGAAGGTAGAGCTAGAGGTTTGAGTGGATCTCAATCGCGCATTAACGCAATGCAACCTACAATGAACCAGGTTCAGGCTGCAATGGGTTCAGGTACTAATCCCGGGATGTATGGTAGTTCTGGAAACAGCATCAAGAGAAATTGGGCTGACTATCTCGGGTTAGCCGGTGGACTTTATGGTCAGAACTCAGCCAGCGGTATTGGCGGAAATCTTCTTAATATCTATGATGCTACTCAAAGTGGGAGCGACTATAATACCGGGATTGATTATTATAACCAGCAACCTTCGCGTAACCCTCAGTGGGAACAATACGCGCGGAACATATTAAGTCTTGCTTCTGCTATGAAGCAGAATCAGAGGAGAGCGTAATGGATATTGAGAAAGCTAAAGAGATCCATTCATCTGTTCTTTGGGAACAAGTATGTACTGAAGTAGATGTCAGGATAAAATCTCTCGAATCGAAGCTGCGGACTTGTACTCCAGCTGAGTTGGAGAAAGTTCAATTAGAAATACAGATTTGGGAGAAGGTGAAACGTCTACCGCAGGACGTAATCGAAAGGGAGGAATAAGATGGGTGCAGACAAAGAAGTGGTATTGGCAGTGGCAGCAAGAGCAGAAGCGGCAGTGTTAGCAGCAGATGAAGCGGCTCAGGCAGTGTTGAAGGCAGCAAAGGCAGCAAAGAAGCACGTCAGGATAGGGAAGAAAGAAGCAGCTTTAGAAGCAGCAGAACAGGCAGCTGAAGCAGCAGCAGAAGCAGCAAAGGCAGTGAAGGAAGCAAAGAAGCACGTTAAGGTTCTGAAGACTCACGTTCATAAGCTTCACAAGAAGGGCAGATAAGTAATACGGCGCCGTCGGCCTTAACGGACGTATCGGTTTCAGGATGACCGTATCATCCTGCAAAGGAGATAATAATGCCAGATCCCAATGTAGTACCTCCAGCGGCGGTTCCACCGCAGGCACCCGCACCTGCAAAACCCCCGGCTCCGGCAGCTCAGGTGCCTCCGGCCCCGGCAGCACAAACTCCACCTGCTACGCCTCCTCCAGTGGCGAAACCAACTGGTGTTCCGCCCGCCCCGGCGCAAGAGGGCACAACGGTTCCCATTACCGCGTTGCATGAGGAAAGAACCAAGCGCCAAGAGTTACAGTCGCAGTTGGATGCCATGAAGAAGGTTATGGCTAACAACGTTCTGTTTGATATAAACGGAAACCCTGTAATGCAACAGCATCAGCAGCAACCTCAACAGCCTGATTACAGTGCCCAGGTAGAGAAGCTCTGGGAAACTGATCCGCGTAAAGCGGTGCAGGCGGAGATTTATGCGGCGATGTCATGGCGTGATAGAGTGGATGCAGAAGTGGAAGGTCAAGCGGCTGAGATTTCCAATAAGTACGCTGATTTCAACTCGATTCGTCCTGAGGTTATGAACTACATTCGCACGATGCCTATCGAACAAAGGAACAGGCCGGGTATCATTGAAGCCGCCTATTACTTTATTCGCGGGCAGAAGGTGGATGGGATTATAGCTCAGAAGCAGCGTGAGATGGAATCTGAGTACATGAGGAAGTTTCAAGCTGGCGAGATGGCTTCTATGCTTCCGCCTGGTTCTGTTTCAACTCCTCCTGTTCAACAGGGAGCGGTAACGCTCACTCAAGATCAGAAGAACGCAGCAGCGGCCATGAGAGTCCCCGAGGCGGAATACGCCAAGTGGATTCAAAAGGTTTAATATGGGGATCTTTAGGAAAGATAATAATCCAGGAGCATATAGGGGCAATCTTAATTGTCCCGTTTGTGGGAGCAATGCGATACGTTATGTTGAGAATATCACACCTTACAGACTACGGTACCGCTGCCGGAAATGTGGGTTGCCTTTTCAATATGACATTAGCGGCTCTCTCAATCATCCGTATGCGGCCTTCAAACAACCGAAATGGCAGAAGATTGTAGAATCGGCTGCCTATAGGGAGAACAAACTAAAAGGAGTCTAAAATGGCACATTGGAGCTATGATTTAACCGGCGCGGAGATTATTCTTCGTGACGTTCCGGTGTACGACGCGACAACGATTGTTCATGGTGAGTTTCTCATGAAAGGCACTGCTGACCCTGATGCAGGTACGGATGAGGGGAACAGCTTTATTAGCGCCTATAATGCGACTCCTGCCAATCAAGCAATCGATGCTCTCGGCATCTCGTGTGAAACGGTGACTACATCCTCACCGATTAGCGTGGCCAGTGGTTATTCAACAGTCATCGGCCCCTGCTATGCGAAAGCTATCATCAACCCGTTCGCGGTGTATATGGTGGAGCAGGCGATGGACGCGGCCAACGACGTGGCGTTAACCTCAACCTTAGGTACTACGGTAACGATTCCTAACTTGCCGGATGATATCGATGGTTCGTGGGTTTATTTCCCGTTGTCGGCAGCTGGAGTAAAGGGTTCACTCAGGTTGTTAACCGCCGCCGCAGCTGGTTCAGCGACGATGGATACAGCCCTAGTTGGTACCGGAGCTGGTACTGACACCGCAGTGATTATTTCACCTGCGTATAAATATAGCCATCCTTTAACGGCTGATGGTTTGTATGTCACGTCAGGTGACGGTACAGCCATCAACGGAGCAACCAACATCCGTATCGTTGAAACTTTCATCGATAGGGACGCTGGATTTGAGGTTATGACTCCCGCGATGTTCAGGGGTCACAATAGCCTCGATGGTGCGAAGGGTGGAAACGGTCCGAGGATTTATTACAAGGTCTTATTGAAAGACCACATCTTCGGCGTGCAAGAGAACTAAAAGGAGCGTACCATGGGTATAGTCACGAGTGAAGGTTTTGGGTATCTACTCGACCCAGGACTTCGCAAGATATTTATGGATGAGTATGCTCTCCCGGAAGGCCAGCTGGATGCTCTGTATGGCGTGGAAACGTCAAACAAGGCAACCGAATACGACCTGAGCATCGGTGGTATTGGCGATCTGGAGGAGTTTACAGGGACAATCCCGTACGATGATTTCAAGCAACAGTACAGGGTTTCCTACACCCATAAAGAGTGGGTAAAAGGCATGAAGGTTGAGAGGAAGCTCGTGGATGATGATCTGTATTCCATCATCAACAAGAGGCCGGCTCAGCTGGCAGTGGTGGCGCGGAGAACCAAAGAGAAGCACGCCGCATCACCTTTTAACAACGCGTTCAACACCACCATCTTCACCGGTGGGGACGGCCTGTCATTGTGCAATGCGGCTCATACCCGTATAGGCACAGCAGGAACCGTGAGCAATATCGGTACAACCGCATTGTCCCAGACAGGAATCGAGGCAGCTCGATTACTGATGAGGCAGTTCACGGATGAAACCGGGAACCTCTTGACCGCGCGGGGAGATACTCTCCTCGTACCTCCGGCCTTGGAGGAAACGGCGTGGGAAATAGTGAGCACGCCCGGTAAGCTGGATACCGCAGATAACAATCTGAATTACAGCAAAGGCAAGTACAAAATCATCGTGTGGGACTATCTTACGGACAGCAACAACTGGTTCCTTATCGATAGCCGCATGGCGAAGATGTACTTGAAGTGGTTCAATCGTATCCCTGTCGAGTTCAACAAAGACAAGGATTTCGATACCTACATCTCGAAGTGGTCCTGCTACACCCGCTACAGCTACGGCTTTAGCGACTGGACTTGGATCTACGGGATGAACGTAGCGTAAACAAAACGGTGGGGAGGTGGGTGTCTATACCATCCTTAATCGAGGGGAACGAGAACCTCTCCTCCCTGCCCTCAAATAGGAGGGTGCCATGAGTCATGGAATCACGCATTTCAATAAAGTATGTGGCGTCCATGGTCTGTATGTTGGCCATAACGACGTTGAAGTCCTCGTAGCTGATGAGGATGGTGTATTGATTCAGAACATCGGTGGGGTTCCCTATTATTACTGGGGAAGCTCAACAGGCGCACTTCGTTATGGAACGGTGAAACCTACCGCTCTTACGATTGATACTGCTGGAGCTCCTGTTGATACTGATACCGATACATCTGGAATAACGCAGTATGCCAATTTCTTCCAGACGGTAGCTGATGTCGGGGCTACTATTGCGGCAGATAACGGCAAGGCGCTGTTTCACGGCCCCGGAGCCAGCAACACAGCCGGGTTTACGATGGTCGCTGATTCTGGCGATATCACCGTAACTAACGCTGGTGTGTATAAGATCGACTGGGAAATTACCTGTGCTGAAGCTGGCGCTATGTCGCTGTATGTCGGAGCGGCTAAACAAGCCGGTACGTGTTTCGGTACCGGAGCCGGTACGCAGAACATCAATGGTACAGCGTTACTTACTCTCGGTGCTGGTGCGGTAGTTTCTTTAAGGTCTGATAACTGTCCTGCTGCGCTTACATTGCAGCTTGCAGGTACCACGAACACAGCAGAGATTGTTTGTTCAATCTCGCTATTGAAAATAGCATAACGTAGTTGGGCGGGTGAAGGGCGGCTTACCTTTCACCCCTTACCCGCCTACTTAAAAGGAGGAAGGCATGGTACGAGGAAGCGGTAAGATAAAAGAAATCCTAAGTCCGGCAGAGAAAGAAAGCCTGCTTGACACGAAGCGTGAACTTCAGGACACACAGAAAGAAGCGGTGGAGTACGGTAAAGGAACCCCTGCTGCTCAGATAGACCAAGCGGTCATCCAGAAGCAGATTGATAGGATAGATCAGGCCATAGCTGACAGAGAACCACCTCGGTTGCGCGGGGCGCAGAAAGACGGTATGGTAAAGGAAGCGGAGCAAATTGAAGGTGAGCTTCGTGAAGGTATGCCTACTCGTGATGAGATGCGCTTCCCGGGCAAGAATCCTGGTGCGGTTCGTAAGCACATGGCGTGGTCTGCAAGAAACGCTGCGAAAATCGAGCGTTACCGTTACATCCAACGCGCCTTGAACCCTGAAGATCCTCGTTCCGTAGAGAATCTACGAAGGGAGAAATAACATGGCGTTAGCGACAGTAACAAGCAATTCATACGGTTTCAGGGTAACAGGCGGCACGGATGCTACTCCCGTGACTGCGATGCGGTTAAAGGTGTTGGCTTTTACTTTCACCGCAGCGGGCGCGGCAGATACCTGTACTATCACTGATAAAGACGGTAAAGCTGTCATAGCGGTTACGAGTACCGGAGCGGCAGGAGATATCAATCAAATTGATTGGTACGGAGCTTCCGTTGACGGCTTATCTGTTACTTTGAGCGATGCGAGTGGTGTGCTTATAGTCATACTCTATTAAGGAGTCACAATGCCTAGTAGAGCGGTGGCTGAGCCAATCTGCGTTGATTCAACAACCATACACGAAACTCCTACCACAACTGGCGGAGGGGGGCCGGGGGGTCCTGGTTCGTGGACTTATACCACTACCGGGATTACTGGAGAGAAGTTTATTCGCCAGATTGTTGTTCGTTCTACAAGCCCTACTACGACATTCGACTTCGAGATAATTGACGCTAACGGCGTGATGATTCGCCAGTTCCTAATCTGTACGGGGGTGATAAATGACGTCACGCCCACCCCCGTTACAGATAACTTTACCGTGAATTTGTTTAATGTAATACCTAACGACACATTCGAGATATTGATCAAGGTGTGTTCAAGCTAAATGCCTATCCCGGAATACATAGAAGGAAGACTTGCTTCACTCGCAGATGTGAGTGGTAAAATCACAATCGACGAGATACTTACTAATAACTCGGTCTTATTTACCGGGGAGGTAACTTCCGTATCGCAGGATACAGAAACGACCATAGTGACGGCTCCTTCAAACGGAGAGAAGTATCTGACCAAGATTATTTGCACCGGCGTTGTCAACGCACGCTGGGATGTGTACATAGATTCAGTAATAAGGATGACCAAGAGAACGACAGATAGGACGGTGGACTTTGACTTTAGTACACCGTTGAAGATAGCAGCGGCGTCTGTAGTTGACGTTAAGGCAACCCATCACGGGCCTGATACGACAGCTGACTTTCAAGCGTGCATTATAGGATATCAAGAAGTACCTTAACCTATGGCAGACATTGGCGAAAGACAACAGTGGTTGGTTTCACCCACTAAAGAGATCGAGGACAAGTGGATTGAGGTACAGATCCAGGAGCGGATATCGCGTATCGCTCGCTATAAGCAGGACATAGAAGATTTCAAGAAAGGCAGGATTCTTGAACTGGAAGCAAAGATAATGCTTCTTGAGCTTGAGCTCAAGGAGATACGGACTCGCAAGATTTCAGCGGGCGAGCTGATTAACGAACGTTAAGGAGGCTAACATGGCTGATGGATCTTTTCCAACCCTAGTTTCAAAAGACACTGGTGCTAATGCGGTAGCAAATCCGATATTCGTGGAGCTTTCGGACGGCACAAGTGCTATAACAATAACCGGTGGTGCTATCAATGTCACCGGTACTGTAACAATCGATGACCTCCGCGCCGGTACTGCGGCAGGTGAGGACAATGTCCTTATCTTCGCTAACACCGTCAAGGATGGGTCAGGTACTGATTACGTCCCGTTAGTGGACGCTGATGGTAGGTTAATCATCAGTAACCTTCCTCAGGCTTATGAGGAGGATGCTGTGGCAGCCGACCCAGCAACGGGTCCTACGTTGCTCGCCGAGAGGGATGATGCTCTTGCAGGTATTACTCCGGCTGAAGGTGATTGGTCGAAAGTCTACGTAAACGCCAACGGCGCACTGTGGGTAACGATGGACGGTTCGGTTACAATAGCGGACGGTGGAAATTCAATCACCGTTGATGCTTCTGACCTGGACATCCGCAACCTAACACTCGCGGATGACGCAGTTAAGGTTAGCGCTAACTCCACTGCTAACGGCGTAACCAACCCGATCTATGTTTCCGTTGTTGAAGGCGCCATTGCTTCTTCGACTGAGGTGCATGATTACGGGACAACCGTGGATACTGGTAACAACGACTACACCGTTACCGGAACAACCTTCCTGCTCAGGAGCGTTATCTTCGCAGCTTCTGGCGGCATGAAGGCAGAGGTTCAAGTAGGGCCTATCGGCACGTTAGTGACCAAGGCCGTAGGGTTCATACCTCATCAGGGTGGAACTGAACAGTTGTTCTTCGATCCTCCGATTGAGGTTCCAGTAGCATCGACAGGAACAGTACGCGTTATAATGACGAACCGCGAAGGCGCGGCTCAGAGCGTGTACTCAACAATAATCGGTAACAACTTACCGTAACTGAAAGGGAGGATAGGCGCATGGCTAAGGGTAAACAAGTATACCAGACTCAAGGGGGGACAGTACCTCCTCAGGAAGCACCGAAACCCGCTGACAAGGTAGAGATTATCCAAGGCAATACGCCTATCCTCACCATTCAGCTTCTTGCTCAAGTCAACCGTAACTTGGTTGAAGTGGTCAAGCGGCTGGATGACTTAATTGGGATAGCGAAGAATGGCTGACCTATACGGTTCACAAGACGTAACGATACGCAACGATGACGGGACGAAGACAGTCAGCATATCAACCGACAACTCGAAAGAGCGTCTTGATGTGTGTAGTGCTTCTAGTTCCCATCAGAAGATAATCGACCAGCAAAGGTTCTTTTGCTGGCGTTATGCTAGCGGACTTGCTAACGGAGTGAACTATGACCTAGCTGTTGTTACTCATGCCACCATCAAAGCTAATATGATATTTGCTATCCGTTGGATTGCTACAGGCAGGGTGGAGATATACGAAGGTGCTACGTTGTCTAATAACGGCACGGCACTGACAACTTATAATAGGGACAGGAACTCAGCTACGGTAGGAAGTACATTATTTTATCACACACCTACGGTGACTGCTACAGGAACGCTTATACTCGGTAGTATTCATCCTGTCGGAACTGATGCGTTGTCATTGATGAGTGATTACGACCATCACTTAATACTCAAGGCGAATACTAAGTATCTTATTCGGATGGCTTCGACTTCGGGTAGCAACTCTTATACAATGTTATATGACTGGTATGAGGTGTAATAATGAACGTTGAGGAGAAACTCTTATTCAATAACGAAGCGATACGCGATACGGATTCGCACGATTCTGCTATCACTGATATTCGTTGGGGGCATACTAAGACTATGATATTCGAGAACTCCCTCAACCAAGAAGTGACTGTGAGTATTTATGGTTCTCGTAGTGCAGATATGTCAAATTCATTTCTTCGTGCGTCGTTTCCTTTGTCTTCGGCGACTAACATGGTGCAGGATTGTGGTTGTTATTTTCCGTATTTACAGATTAAAACATCTTGTGTGGTAGCGCCTACATCAGGCACTGTTACTATAGCAATCTATACGTTAGGAGATTAAATGGGCTCATTAGATACCAATGTCGGGATAGTCGGCACCAAGACAGTTGCTTATGCTTCCACTACCGTAGGCGATCAGTCTACGGTTATCCTTGCGGCAGTAGCAAACAAGAAGATTCGGATTTACTCATTATCCGTGAGCATCAGCATCGGAGGAACGAACTGTTACATCCGTAATGGCGCGGGCGGAACTCAGTTGACTGAAACGTTCTTCAGGACTCTTTCTGGTTCGGCATTTCCTTCGTATTACTCGCGCAGCGCGTATCCGGGTATCTGGCTCTATGAATCGGAAACGAATAAAGCATTGGTCTTAAATTGTACAACAGCTTCCGCAGTAGTCAGCGTTAGTTTAGTTTACTCTTACGTATAGGAGGGCTTATGTGCTGGGGAAAGAAGAAGAAAGTTTGTCCCGAGATTCCTGAGCGGCAGTATGGCAACCTACCAAACAATGCTCTGCCTAAGATGAAGAACCATCGTTTCGGTTGGATGCCTGATAGACCGGATGTCCGCGATATTCCTTTCAAGAAGAAGATAACAGCAGTCCCGATACCTATACCTGATAAGGTTGACCTGCGCGCCAAGTGTTCCGAGATCCAACATCAGGGTGACCTGGGTGCTTGTACGGCTTTTGCGATAGCGGGTAATCTTGAGTACCTGGATAATGTACCCGACAATATCCACACAGATGTCAGCAGGTTGTTCATTTACTACAATGAAAGACTCATCGAAGGGAACGAATGTTTCGACTCTGGAGCGTTTCTTCGTGATGGGATAAAGACACTCGTAAGCCAGGGTTATTGCTATGAGAGTGCATGGTCATACGACATCAAGAACTTCAATGTCGAACCGCCCGCGAGCGCTTATGCAGAAGCGAGCAAGCATAAAATATCATCTTACCTGCGGCTGTACAGCGTTGATGATATGTTAAACTGCTTGGCTGAAGGCTATCCGTTCGTATTTGGTTTTACGGTATACACTAGCTTTGAATCGAAAGCAGTTTCTGAAACCGGAGAAGTCCCAATACCGGATTACACAGAGCGCGTTATCGGCGGCCATGCCGTATGCGCTGTTGGATATGATAAGACCACAGAGAGGTTCCTTGTTAAGAACTCTTGGGGAACTGGCTGGGGTAATAAAGGGTACTTTACTATGCCCTTCAGGTATATGTCATCGTTAGCAGATGACTTCTGGACAATAAGGAAAGCAACATAACAAAGGAGGTAGCATGAGAAGGTTGGGGTTGGTGTTGTTGGGTGTGTTATTGGTAGCAGGTTGTGCGAAGTGTCCTCCTGTGGGGGGATTAAGAGCAAATGAGCCTTGTGCGAACTTTGTTGGAGATCAAGGCCCGATGGGTGCTGAAGGTATCGCTGGCCCCGTTGGCGAAAAGGGTCCTACCGGCCCTATGGGTCCCGTGGGATTAGTTACAAAAGGTAAGAGTGGCCCTACTGGCGCTCAAGGATTAGTTGGCCCTCAGGGCGATCAAGGCCCCGTTGGTGAAACTGGTGACATTGGCCCTACTACTCAAGGTCCCTTAGGTGCAGAAGGCGTACAAGGCCCTGTTGGCCCTAAAGGCCCCACTGGCCCTCAGGGTGATAAAGGACCACAAGGTCCGGCTGGAGAATGTGAATAACGATGGGCCCGGTGGGCGAGCGTAGACAAACTGACTTCATCCCATTGAAGGATTACATCGAAACGAAGATAGCTTCAGTGGAGAAGGCGACTGTTGTGGCTTTAGAATCAATGGACAAGCGCCTTGAAAGCATGAATGAGTTTAGAGCTACGCTCAAAGACCAAGCGTCAACGTTCATAACCAAGGCAGATATCACTGCCTTACAGAAGGATATTCAGGACTTACGGGAGTCGCGGGCTGAGTTACGTGGGAAGGCCTCGATGGCTAGCGTGTACATATCCTACGGATTGGCGGTGTTAGGCCTACTCCTGTCAGTTCTGAGCCTGTTTAGAAAATGATAGAGTGTCCGAATGTTATCGATGGTAAGGAATGTAGGGGGTTTGTGTACAGGGAGAACGATGTGATTCATTGTACAGCCTGCGACTTCACAAGTCCCGCGCGAAGGAAGGTAGATAAGAAAATACCGACCAAGAAAGAAGTGATAATAACCATAGTACAAAAGGGGGGAGCTGAATGGAAAGAATGACGTTTCAACAGCAACCGGCTAGTATCGGGTTGAAGTTATCAGTAAACGAGGGAGTGTTTCTTCTCCTGAGGCTACTGGTTGCCCAGATCCCGGCATTGGTAGCATGGTTGAGTGGACATCCAGCTACTTCGTGGATGGTCTTAGCAGGAATCGTGATAAACGCGATATTCAAATTCCTGAGGGAAGCATATCCCGGATGGATAATTTGGGTACCACTTTAAGGAGGATGTATGGATATTAACGTAATTGGTCTGATCGTAGTAATCGCTGTTGCGATAGGCGCATGGTATGTGAACAACAAATTCAACACCATACCATTATTCAGGAATGTCATCAATGCGCTTATTATCATTGTTGGCTGCCTTCTTATCTGGAAGAATCTTGGAGTCCACCAGCAAACATTGCACGTGTGATGGAGCACAAGGTTTACATGATCTGGCTTCCGCATCCCACGTGCAAGTGGTTATTGCATGATGGTAAGAAGAACAGAGCTATGTACGATTTCTGGGATTGCGGTAGTGTCCGGATGATATTCCAGGGTTTGAAGAAAGGCAAGAAGAATAAATACACATGGATAGTCAAAGAAGGGTGGTAGCACCAAAAGCAGTAGTAAACGGAGTAGTGTACGGTATGGGGTGGATAAACCCAAATAAACAGGAGGAAGACATGGCTGATTTTAGTTTGAAGTTAGTAGTGACCGGTGATTCAGTGACCACGACCACGTTCCAGATTACGAATTGCCCTGATGATGTGGCCGTTGAGTTGAAGGGCTATCTGGAAGATTCGAAGTTAGAGAAGTTGGTCAAGGTTGCTCCGTCGGGAGTGGGTGGTGCGGATGCCATCGATTGCCTGCTGGTAGTGAACGGCGCAACACTCATCAATGCAAAGCTTCCCGTGAAACAGATCGCCAAGATCGAGAAGAAGTTGATCCACGCGCTCGACCTGCTTAACATGGAGCACTCAGCATAGGAGTTTGCCATGGCGTGTAAGAAAAGGAAGAAGAAATGATAACACTGATAACGGGGGTGATAGGGATTGTTGCTACTCTGCTTGCGTGGTTCCTTAACCCCCGTCGTCAGCTTTATGCACAGATCGATCAAGTCTACAAAGACTTGGAGGCAGATTATGTTAAGAGGGATATTGCATTGGCGGCGAATGACAGCGATACTCTTACTATTGTTACTTTCGACATCCTTAGGTTGTGTACGCTTAAAACCCGTTTACTTCAACGACTCGGATAAGGTGATTGCCGGTAATCCTAACACCCAACCTCCGATTCCTGTATTTGAATGGGTCCTTATGAGTAAGGGCTTGTACAGGAAAATAACTACGGTGAATCCATGAATGTATTAACAGGGTTCTATTTTGGGTTAGGTTTAATACTTGCTTTTCTGGCTGCTTCTGCGGCAGTAATAGCAATCTTCTGGATAATAAAGAAGATAGAGGGATCATGAGCGAAATTCATTCAGAAGCAATTCACAGCGGGCGTAATCCCGACCTCGGAGTATACCGCGATGATAGGTTCGTTAGGTGTGCCCGCTGCGGCTTTATAAATAATTTAGACAGGGAAGTACATCTCCCCTATGGCTCGCGTGCGGGCTGGGGGTTTACTTATGGTGATGAGATATCCATGGATGACTCCACCACGACATTCGATAGCGCTACCGTACACTTCAACGGGTATTATATAGATAGAGAACATTATGTCGGGGGGTGCAAGTTCTGTGGCACGTACCTTTACAATAAATAGGAGGACTCATGGCTTATCCAGATACGATTTACACATATACCACCCGTAATGGTACAGAAACTCTCTTGCTGGGTCAGCATACCCTCATTCATAATGAGGCCGCGGGAGAGATCATTGCCATACAGACAGAGCTTGGTACGAACGTTAAGGGTTCCTTTCCTACGGTAAGGGATCGTTTAGAGGGTTTAGAGGCTGCCATATTAGGCGCAGGAGGCCATGTACAGAACTCTGATGCGGGTACTGCCAGCCCTACTTTCTACCTGAATGGGTCTTCTGGCTATCTTCTTAAGGGAAATAGTGGCGTATCAGTGCGGAATAACCTAGATACTGCTTACGCTGACTTTCGTTGTGCTGGGCTCACCTGTGATTCAATAAACGGCATTTCTGCGGCCACCCTGAACTCCCTGACAGTAGACACCCATAACCACACAAACAAGGTCCTCATTGACCAGTACACCCAGACTGAGGCTGATCTTGCGAGCGCGGTTATCCTTATGCACGTTCAGAATACGGATACGGGGAGCGATAATGAAACCTTCCAGCTCAATAATGTCAACCCGCTTAATTCGGCTAAGATCAAGGTTGATGATCTCACTCCCACTATCGTTGATATCAGGAACGCGGCAGATAGCGCCTTTGCTCCAATTAGGGCTTCTGAGTTCCGCGGGGAACTTCAGGCTAACAATGCCGATCCTAACCGGCCGACCATTGAGTACAACGAAGGGACGAACACCTGGCAGTTCTCTAATGACGGGGTTAACTTCTTTGACATCACCACTGCGCCTGGGTTCACTGTTTCAGATACGGCTTCAGTAGACCTCACCCTTGCGGGGATCAACCTTACCGCTGCGGTTCTCCCGGCAGGAGTTGACCATGACCAACTGTTAAATTACGCTGCGAATGAACATTTCACAGTAGCTGGTGCGGCTAATGAACTTCAGTACAACAATGGTGCTGGTGGCTTAGCTTCAGAAGCGGCCTTCTACTATAACCCTGCGACAGACACTCTCTACACTCCCAATATCAACGTTTCAGGCCTTATCGTTGGCGCAGTTGTGGCCGGCGGTACGACCTTTGATTCCTGGACTATTAACTCTGACGGCTTTAGCCTCCAGCTTGATACCGCTGGGATGGCCGCCAATAGGGTTATCAACGGTGAAACCTTGTACCAGGCTGTGTTGAATAACCATGTGGCCGCCACGGCAGGGACTGGAATCAGTGTTGTGGGACAACAGGTTACGAATACAGACCTCGGAAGCTCAGCAGTTACGGCCCATAACTTAGCCTTCACCCACGCTGATATAGCGTTGAATACGGCCGCGCGGCACGCTGCGGCTTCTGTGACTGACAGTACTTCAGTCGACTTCACCCTGGCGGGACAAGATATCACCGCAGTAGTTCTCCCAGCCGGCGTTGATCACAACTCTCTCAATAACTACGATGCCAACAGGCACGTTGACCATACGGCCGTAAGCATCTCTACAGGCACAGGGCTCACAGGGGGAGGGGACATTTCTGCCACCCGCACCCTTTCCCTTAGCCATTTGGGCATACAGAGCCTTGCTGATCCGAACGCTGACCGGTTAATGATATGGGACGATACGGATGGTTCTGTGCAGTGGGTGACCGTAGGAACAGGTTTAACCTATACCACAGCTACCCATACCCTGTCTGCCGCAGGTACGACTACCTTCCTGGGGCTTACCGATACTCCGGCCGCTTATACCGGAGGCTCATTGCAGGCCGTAAGGGTAAACGTTGGCGAAACAGCTCTTGAGTTCTATACGCCTGTAACTGGAGCTTCTCTTACCCGGGCTACCTTCACCAACGCTAGCCTTACCGCAGGAGTCTTGACTATTACTCACAGCGGTGCGCTCGCGGCGCCGTACACAGCTATGGTTACTATCTTTGATAACAACTTCCAGCAGATCATACCTGACAGCATTACCGGAGCTACGAACACAGTAGCAGTTGACCTAGGTTCCTATGTAACCGCAGGCGGGGGTTCTATCGCGGGTACGTGGGGTTACGCTTATATTGTATAAGGAGGAGCTATGGGACTCGTTAAGAAAACGACATCACTACACGAAACATTTACCACGGCACAAGTAGATACCTCTATCATAACTCCTTCAAATAATGACTATGTGTTTATCTGGAGCATCATTGTTGAAGCAGAAGGAGCGTATACTATTTCATTCCCCACCTCTGGGTTGATCATTGAAGGAATCGGGGGAGTGACAGGAGCAGTAGGGATCAACAAGCAGGGTGAGGATAATGAAGATGTTAAGATAACCTGCGATGCTAACACTACAATACGAATCATGTTTGATGAAGTATGAGATGGTTGATAGTTGTTCTTGAAGCTGTCTTATTTATTTGGTTGTTGTATTTATTCTTAACCGCTACGATGATGCTATGAAATACGGAAAGATAAGACCTCAAGCTAAAGTCATAGACCACTGGCAGGTACTCTGGGAGAAGGAAATAACTGTTGCTACTACCACTGTTCCTATCACCAATCCATATAATGTGCTGATGATAAGCGGGGAAGGTGTAGATTCTTCTACCTCAGTCATAGATGAGTGTGGGCACACAGTGACGTGTAACGGTAATGCCCAGATAGATACGGCGCAGAAGAAGTTCGGTGTTTCAAGTGTTCTCTTTGATGGCACAGGTGACTACCTCTCGCTGGCAAGCAGTACAGATTGGTATTTTGGCTCTGGAGATTTTACTATAGATTTCTGGGTAAGGAAGAACGCAGATGGAACCTTTCAGTATCCTATTGGTTGCGGGGATGGAAATACTGGTCCTCAGATGGGTTGGTTTGTTGAGTTTAATGATACTAACCACGTTACTGGTAGAATTTATATTACTGCCACAGGAAGCAGGGCGGTTACGAGTACAGGAACGATTACTGCTGGAGCATGGCATCATATAGCCTTCGTAAGAGATGGTAACACTCTCCGATTATTTATAGATGGAATTGCAGACGGTACTCTTGATGTAACTGGCATCATTGTTAATAATATAACTACTCCATTCAGGATTGGTGATTTGGTGGTGAATACAGTTGAGAGCTATTTCTTTAACGGCTGGCTTGACGACATCCGTATCTCTAAGGGTATCGCCCGCTGGACATCTGACTTCACTCCTCCGCTCAAGACTACCGCGCTGGTAAATGGTGATGTTGACGAGGAGTATAAATTATTAAGTAATGTGATGATTTCAACTGCGGCTACTTATCCAGCATTGCGGTTAAACAATGACAGTGGGGCTAACTATGGTTATCAAACGGTGTATGGGGCTGGTGTTACAATCTCCGCTAGCAGGAGCACATCTTCTTTCTTTATTTTGTATGGTGCGACTGCTACCAGTGTTGTTGGAGATTTCTATTCTTCCAGCTCTATTATTTATGCCAAGAGTGGCTATCTTAGGACGGCGTTGACATCAGCTACCAATGGAGCAACCACGACTGTTGATGACCTGTCTGAGTGGGGGCAAACTTGGAATAATACGACAGCTCCTATCTCATCTTTGGTTTTATTTTCTTATAATGGGAATGAAGGTTTGGGAGTTGGCACTAAGTTTATTTTATACAGGAAGGTCTACCCATGAAGTATGGCGACTTAGATAAACCAGATAGCATTGATACTACTATGGAGCTTGTCCATGATAAGCTGGTTGGTGTGGTAGCATCTAACACCACATTGCTTATACATGGTGGCGGCCCTAACAATGGGGCTACGTTCTATGATAACGCTTCTACTCCACATACGTTGACTGCGGCCGGGACTACCGGAACACCTGTTTATAGTAATTCAACTTATAAGTTCAGAGTAAGCAGTATCAAGTTCGTCAAAGCAAATAAGCAGTACATTACTGCGGCAGACAGTGCAGACTGGGCTTTCGGAACAGGTAATTTCACAATAGACTTCTGGTTTAATCTCAACTCTATAAACACTGAACACGTATTTGTAGCTCAGTATGCAGGAACAAGTTGGTATGTAGAAATAGGGAATACCAATAAGATTGTTCTTGATTCATCTTCAGGCGGTTCGTTTATAATGACTAACGCCTGGTCTGGGCTAACGGTTGGAACTTGGCATCATGTTGCAGTGGTACGTAGCGGTTCTACCTGTTTAATGTTTGCAGATGGAGTTTCGCAAGCAGTCACTACTGTCACTCCATTCGGTACCTGGGATGACGTTAATGGTCCGTTGTATATTGGAACATATCAACCTGCTTCTTCTGCTGCTCTTGATGGGTATATGGATGAAATTCGTATCTCCAAAGGTACTGCTCGTTGGACCAGCGACTTTACTCCTTCTACCACGTCCTATGACTCTCCTCTTACGCAATACGTCATAGATGGGTTGGATGGGGACACGGATGAGGAGTATCGGTTGATATACCATTATGTCAATGGATTCAATGGAGCGTCATATACATACATAAGATTCAATAACGATGCAGGTTCAAATTATGGATATCAAAGAATATACGGTTATGGTGCTGTGGCAGGAGCATCTCGGGGTACTGACCAATATCAGTTCATAGGCGGTGCAAACCTTTCTCCGTATTTAGGGAATGTTGCTTTATCTGATACCGTTATCTATGCTAAAAGCGGTAAGGTGCGTACTTCTTTGATGCAAAGCGCAGATCAGATCGTTGGTAAAACCGTTACCGAAGTTGAGGAGTATGGTCATTCGTGGAATAACACTACTGATAATATAACAAGTATAGTCTTTACTGTGTGGACAGGCGGTGGTGCGGGCACTTATGGAAATAACTTTGGTGCAGGAACGCGCATTATTCTCCTTAGAAAGCGTAAGATCACTTCAGGCATGAAGACAGGTGAGATAGACCCAGTAGGATTAGGCGCCAGTGTTTCCTATGGACATTGGCAGTTAATCTATGACAATACCCTTACCAGCGCGGCAACTCAAATAGATATCACAGGACTCGATGGGAATAGGGATGTAGTGTATAAATTAGTAGGCAGATTAGTAAACGGATACAATGGGGGAGCCAATGCTAGGGTTTGTCTTAATTACGACAGCATAGGTGGTACGGTGGGTAACTATGGATATCAAGTGCTTACAGGGACTTCAACTGGTGTCATAGCCGCTCAGAGTACTACTTACACTGGTTACCTATTAAGTTCTTCGAGTGTGTTGTCAGACATTGGCTTGGGTGAGTTATTGATCTATGCTAAATCAGGTTTCATAAGACCGGCGTTGCTTTCCTCAACTTATGGAATATCAGGAACAGCTGTTGGTTATATAACGACATGGGGATGGTCATGGAATAACACTGCTGACAATATCACTTCAATAAGTATTGTAAATTACGCTAACGCAATTGCCATTGGTTCACACATAGAATTATGGAGATTGAATCTTTAAGGAGGAACAATGACGCGCTCAGAAATCAGAAGTCTAATACGTAAGAGGCTCGGAGAAACGACCGCGTCATTCTGGTCAGATGCCGAGATGAACACGATGATCAACGATGGCTGCACTGATGTGGCCTTCAGGGCGAAGTGCCTGCGCGGGGTGAGTTACTTCACTACGTCTTCTGGAGTAGGTGAATACACCATGACGGCCTTGATACCTGGGGTAACAGTGCTATCTGTCAATGAGGTTTATTATAAGCAGACAGGGATTACCTGGCAGAAACTGGAGTCTACCACCAGGACTAAGCTTGATCTAACTAACCCGACATGGAAGTCTGTTGACGCGGGCATCCCTCATGAGTATTACTATGACAGGGAGGAAGATTCGTTCGTCCTGTTCCAGAAGCCTGACGTTACCAACGCCGGTACGAACTATGGCCAACTCTATTACACGAAGGCGCACGTTGATATCAACGGTGACTCAGAATCTCCGCAAGTGCCTGAATACATTCAGCCTGCTATCGTTGATTACGTCGTTGCCAACGGCTACGAACAGCGTGGATTCGGTGACAAGGCCAACGATGCCTGGCAGAAATACTACTCCAAGATCCATGACTACCAGGTTGAAAGACATCGTGAGAAGGAAGACGATGACATCACGATGAAGAATTATAGAAACGATTACTACTACGGGAATCACTAATGCCACTCTCAAGCCAGCCAACACCATTCTATATCAAGCGGTTGCCCGGCATGAACAACAAGTCCGAGCCGGAGGAACTGCAAGACCAGTATGTTGAAGTAGCGCAGAACTGTCGCTTTGAGAATATGCCAGGAGCGGTAGTTAAGCGTGAACCTATCTGTTATTTCAACACGGCGGCCATAGATGGCAACCCTATCATGTCACTGTATCGTTACTATACTTCTGGAGGAATCACTAAATTCATAGCTACCAGCGGTACCGGGATATACGTTGGCGATGACGCTACTGGGACTTGGACCCTGATACGGACCGTAACCACAACAGGCAAGCGGTTCAAGTTCGTCACCTATAAGGACATCCTTATTGGTTCAAGCGGTTACGATAACATCTTCGCTTATGATGGTTCTTCTGATAACATTACTTGGGAGCTTGGTTCAGCTAAGGCGAAGATAGGTCCGGCAGGTTCAATCACTCGTACAGCAATCTCATACGCTATCACTTGGGACGATGATTGGTACGTTCCCGGGGCAGTTTCAAATACGATTGCTATTGTTACTGCTCAGAACATCAGCCTTTCTAACATTCCTCTTGGGCCCATAGGAACAGTAAACCGAAAGATATACCGTAAGTCCAGCGAAACCGGTGGAGGATATCGTCTTATAGCAACGTTGGCGAACAACACCTCTACGACTTACACAGACACAACCGCTGATGCTTCCGCAGGCACGCTCATGCCCGGAGTTACTGATTCCATGCCGCGCGGGGCAGAGCTTCAGATATACCGTGAGAGGCTCTTTATCACCCGCGATCCTACGGCTCCGAACACGATTTATTACTCTGATCCCTATACTCCTTGGTATATTCAGAAGGATACTCAACTGATGTATTTGGAGATATCTCCTGATGACAACGATGAGATCATGGGCATCCCCATAGTTATGGGGAACATAGTGTGCATTAAGAAGAACACTATCCGCAAGGTATTTATTCTTGGGCCTACAGGTAATTGGTACGCAGAAGACCCCTTCTCTTTCTCCGGTTCGCCTGCGGCGTATTCTATCTGCCAGACTCCTATGGGGATCGTTTACCTTGGTTGGGATCATTGGTATCTTTACGATGGTTCTAATGCGCAGCCGGTGATTGATGAGTTTGATACAGGGGAGATACTCCCCGCCAATTATTATGACGTGGTTTCGCACTGGGACAATTCAGAGTTCTTGGCGGCCTACACAGACCTTTCATACGGTTCGCAGGTACACGATAGGGTTATGAGGTATAACTTCAAGCGTAAGACTTTGTCTTATGATACCATCTTCGCTAACTGTTTCGCTTCAAAGCGTGGAGATCAGGAAACAGGAGAGCTCTATTACGGTGCTTCAAACAACGGCTTTGTGTACCAAGCGGTGAATGAGGATATCAACTATCGTCTTACCACTAAGACTGATGCGCTCACTGGAACTCTCTCCAACGTCTTTGTTGGAGGTACGGAGAACAATCCGTACATGGAGATTGGGACTATTGCTACGGCCGTAGATATACCTCAGAACATTTGTATCTTCTGGGATTCAGAGGATACCAACCCCGGGGTAGGGTGGACGGAGATTTCCTCACCGAACAACTTCATAAAGATTTCAGCCACGCAGGGTACGATACACGCGGGCACGGGTCATACACATGGGCTTGCAGGAAACACTTCTACTGGTCCCGGGAGTGAAGGGCGGCCTGATGATAACCAGCCTTCAGGATCTAACCCTTCTCACTACCATCCTTTCTCCATAACTTCCGGTTCTACTATAGCTGAACCAAAGCATTTAAGATATCGCTTGTTCTATAAGAACGCTACCGTCACAGGAGAGGGTGAGTTTCCAGTTGGCGCGATTGTGATGTACGACCAGACTGCGGTACCTGAAGGATGGGAGATGGTTGATGCTGAGGGGTACTATATCAAGTTGCAGACAACTGATTTAGGCTATCCTTACCCGGCTGACCATACTCATAGCTATAGCGGGAACACTTCAGCAGAGAACACAGGCCCCACATCTTCAGATGGAGGAGCGGCTACCTTTGCAGGTATTGGCCATACGCACTCCATTTCCGGTACTACCGATACGGCTAACCTTGATTCGTGGGAACTTGACTACGTATCATTCAGATTCATCCGCCGCATTGGTGAGGAGGGTACGTGGGATGGCACCGCGAAGTACGCCTATGCCCTCTATTACACCGCAGGTACACCCGGAAATGGATGGGTTGATCAGTCTGCTACCTATGAAGGTAGGTTCCTTAGAATAGGAACAGGAGCGCCGGCGGTTGGAGCAGCTTCTAATGCAGCGCACACCCACACCTTCTCAGTATCAGCTACAGGCAGTTCAGGCGCTAATCAAGGGAGTGGCAGCCCTGACGGCCATGCTGCCGTTGACCATACTCACTCTATTGCGAGTACAGCGAGTGCTAGTGGTTCTGCTGTTGTTCCTCCTAGCATTACTTTCAGGTTGTTCCGTAAGGAACTAGGTAAGATGAAAGACTACAACGCTGAGTGGGAAACACCAAGTCTTACCGCAGGTACATGGACTTCTCCTGCGGCACAGCTTAGTCCTGAGCTATTTAAGTCCCTTTGGTGGAATGAAGCTTTAGGCGCGGGTTCTGATATGTTAGTATACATCCGCGTAGGAGCTACTCAGGCCTTATGCCTTGCTGCTGCTTGGCAGCCAATAGCCGGGTTCACTAATCCAAACTCCCAATCCTTAGTGGGAATACCTGTAGGGTCATGGGTGCAGGTTAAGGTTGAGTTCAGCCGAACGTTGATTACTGATAGTAACCCAAAGCTCTATTCTGCTAACGGATTCTTGCTCAAGTTCTCTTATTCTAAGGGAGCTATTATGGCTGAAGCAGCGGTAGAGTTTGTTTATGATATGGGTTTCAGGCACTTTGATGCTCCGGCCATTGATAAGATATTCCAGAAGCTAGCCAGTAGGCATGAAGGAAGCCTTGGTTCTTTTGCAGTGTACTGGGAAACAGAGAACGCTTCCGGTACATTCAACATCAGCTTGTTAAGCAATTCTAATCGTTGGGATAGTTTCTTCCCGTCTAATGCGTTCGGGAGAGAGATTAAGTTGAAGTTCTACAAGAATGATTTATACTCATTTAAGTTGAAAGAGTTGCAGGGATTCTATGCAGCTCAACCACTGATAATATAATGACTATTGACCAGATCACTCATCTTCCTTCGCTTAAAGAAACAGACTTGAATACGATGCAACGTATCCTAGACAATGTACATAACTCTGCGATGGGGATAATTTACACAGAAGATATGGTTAAGGCGCCGAGCCTAGCCGATTCAGGTAAGGTGGTTCTTTTCGATGATGGTTGCATACGCAGAGTTTATTTCAAAACTGGTAGAGGATTTGTAGGTTACATCACTCTTACATAAGGAGGATACTATGGACTGGGGTACAATCATGTCATTAGCAGGTCCAATGCTTCAAAGCGGCATTGGCGGAGCCGTTGGCCAAGCTACGCAAGGAACGGGTACTCCTGGTTATACCGGATACGATATAATCCAGGCACAGACTACGCCCGCATATGATTATTCTGCACGTGGGTTAGAGAATCTTGCAACCGGTCAAATGCCCCAGTATTGGCAGACAGCGCGGCCTAAGATTAAGAAAGGTATGGTGCTTGGTCAGCAAGAAGCTTATTATGGTTCTCCTGGTAACAGATACGGTGCTTATCAGACTGGCATGGAGTCTGGGGCTTTGACTGGGCTGGGAGCTGGAGCTACACAAAAGAGCCTTCGTCCTCTTGCTCAGAAATACATGGATGAGTCACGTAAGATTGAGGAATTTCTTAGTCAACAAGATGTGGGTGTCTTCCAGAACGCTGAGCAGAATTATCTTGGAACTATAGGTGGGTATCGTCCGTTCCAGATTGCTCCCTATACTGTTCCCGGTACTGAAGCTCAACAAAGTCAGTGGGGAAGTATTATCGGAAACGCAGATATCCCCTGGGGAAAGTTAGGAGATATGTTCAATAAGACAGGGGGCTCAGGAAGCTTTGTTAATGATTATGCTAACTCTGCGTACACGAGCAACGACTATTCAACTACGCCGTTGACAGACAGATTTAACCAAGTTAATTCGCAGTATGATTGGAGGAGCTAATGCCAAACGATATTCAATCGGTAAGATATGAGTTACCTATGCAGGCTCCTCGCGGCTTTATGGACTATGCCGCTGATGCTGCGATGGCGTACTACAAGAAGAAGAAAGAAACAGAGGATGCTAAGCGAGCTGAAATGCTAGCTATATTTCCTACTCTTGCTGCTAATAACGGAGTTCGTAGGGCAACAGCTGGTGAAACTCCTGATGCTACAGTTGGAGGAGTTCCTTGGATGATGGATGGTTCAAGCGGAGGCTTAAATGTTCCAATGGATGTTGGTGGTTCAACGGTTAACTTTCCTATAAGAAGTTTAGCTGATTATAACACGTTGTCTACAATCAGAAAGAGGGAAGCTCCTCCTTCCATACCTCCAGGAACAGCATTTCAAGCTGCTATTACTGCTCCTGGTTTCTGGCAAAGGTATCCTAAACAAGGGGATTGGCAGAAACAAGCTGCTAAAGATATTTATGGCCTGCAACAGGAATACAGCGCATTGATTGGTAGTAACGAATTGCCTGCAACAAAAACTAAGCACGTATATTCTGGAGAGTATAACGGTCAAGAGGTTTACTCTAATGATCAAGTCAACTGGTATGATGCTGATGGGAATTTAGTGCAGGAGTAATATGCCTATCAAGGTTGAGAATATACGTAAAGCTATAACGAATATCCGTCAAGTTGGGCAGCCAGTTTCTGATGTAAAGTTAAACGTTAAAGCTACCGCTCCTTCTGAATGGGATTCTGTTCGTGAGTATCTTGGAAAGTTTTCTCCTGAGGAAGTTAAGAAGGTCTATGGTACAGCGGATATTGAAGCCATAGTTAAGAAGAACCAGGAGATGCTTTATGGCAAACCGATCAGTGCTGCTCCTGCTACATTAGGTACGTCTTTCAAAGAAACACGCCCCCTAAGACAAGTTCCGTTTCTTGGGACACTTGAGTCTATTGCCAAACAAGTTCCAACCTGGCAAGCAGTATCAAAACTATCAAAAGATAAACCGCTTACCCCCGAAGATGCTTCCTTAATCCAGAACGAAGTCAATAAACTACAGCGTAAGGAGAGTATCCCTTATAAGATTTCTAATGTGGTTCAAGATCTACCCGCTTTCGCAGGAGAGATCGCCCTCACTGGCGGAGTAGCAAAGTTTGGCGAAACAATACTTGAACAAGGAACTAGGAAGGTAGTACAGAACATCTTTTCTCGTAAGGCTGCTGAGGTTGCCGGAAGGGCAGGGCTTACGCAAATCGCTAGTAAGATTATTCCTACTGCTGCGAAGAAAACCGTTGCTGGTACTGTTTCTAAAGTAGCAAGAGGCCTTGTGGCCGGTACTATCCAGGCTCCGGTAGCTATGAGCTCTCGTATGGTTGAGAAGTATGCCCAAGAACGTACTCCAGATATCTCTATACGGTCAGATGGAAGCATTGGGACTACTCCTGGTAAGTCCCCATCGCGGGCAGTTGAAAGCGCTGCGGTAATGGGATGGGTGGAAACTGTATCTGAACGTTCTGGCGGCTTAATTCAGGAGTTATCAAAGTATGTTCCTGCTTCTGTTATCAATAATGCTTTCACTCGCGCGATCAAGAAGGTCAATCCTTTCGTAAAGACAAAGAAGATTAACGACTTATTCAAAACTACTCAATGGCATGGTGTAGCGGGAGAAATGTTTGAAGAACGTATTGCTGATATAGGATATGCAGTAACTGGGCAAGAGAAATGGGCCCTTCCTTCTTCTGAACAATTATTGGTAGAACTCGCTGCGTTTTCTGTCCCGGGTCTTGTTACTGCTCCGTTTACTTATAGGTCTGAAGCAAAGAAGGAACAGGCTGAAAAGGCTATGGGAGAAATTATATCCAAGGCTCAACAAGGTCTTGAAGAAAAGCGTAAAGAATGGTTAGGTGCGAAGAAGGTTAAACTTGAGTCGCAGGATGTAGTTGTTCCTTTCTCTGATTTACTTAAAAGCAATATAACTACGACATCTCAGGCAGGGACTGTTCGTGAACAGAACACTATGACAGAGTTTACTGGTGATGAGCATATGCGGGCTACTGCTCGAGCTAATCGTATTCTTGGTGAGATAAATCTTGTGCAGCAGCAAGGGAACATCCGGAGGAAGATGGGATTTCCTGATCTTGACCAGACTCTGCGTAATATCATTGTTGGGAAGATACTTGTTGCTGAGCGGACTGGTAATTCTTTTAATGTCGAAGGGTTCATCAATGAATTACGTAATCAGCCTACCATTTTCATATCAGGGGTTGATAAGAAGTCTGCTCTTGAGGCGCAAGCTGGGATAGATACTGGTACTGAAGCGTTCTTTAGTCCGTTCATGGCTAAGACATCTCTTAAGAATATCGCTACTTACCTTGTGACTAAAAACATACCATTGAGCACGGTTAAGGTTTCGCAGACAGAGATTAAAGATGGTGTCAATCTTACTGAACCAGTGTTCAAATCTTTTGCTGCTGAATATGAAAAGCAAGCATTGCTTCAAACCAATGCAGTAAATAAAGAGGTAGAGGAAGCTATCGATGATGACGCCAAGCAAAACGCTTCTGAAGTGGTGATCAATCAAGGTAATCTTACTGCTCCTAAATCAAAAGATGCAGGCGGTGATATTGCTACAGATGAGCTTGTTGAAAAGCTTAATATGGCGTATAAGGAAAACAGGCTCCGTGACAAGATAGAAAAGAGCAACCTTCCTCAGTTCATTAAGGATGCGGCCCGCAGGTATGTTGTATTTGTTGATAAGATAATGGATTCTCCCGGTTTGTATCAAGCGTTGGCCGGAGAGTTGGCAAATAAGGGCATTACAGAAGGTCATGCTCAGTTCTTTGTTCAGAGAGAGAAAATCTCTCCTGAGAAGTATTCCAACAAAGAAGAATTTACGTCTTATGTGGAGGGCGCTCTTTTAAGACGACAGCGTGAAGCTGCGGAGAAGATTGATGAGAGAGCGAATGATGCAGATGAAACAGGTTTCTTGCAGAATTGGGCGGGGTATAGATTGATGGCCTGGAATAGTTACCTTGATGGAAGGGCTGGGCATAATCTACATGACCGCTTGTTTGATTATTTCCTGTATGATGTTGTCACTAAAGACTTGATGGATGATAAGACAGTCGATCCCACAATGCGTTCTTTCAACCGGAAAGCTGTGGATGAGGTCAAGAAGTATTATGACCAAAATCCTAATCAGGGTGGTATACAAAAGAGATATGAGTCTATCGTAGTCAAGTTGGCAACTGAAGGGCGTAAAGGTACTCTTTCTAAGTCCGGAGAAGGGATGTTCTATTTCTTTCCCAAGAATCCCGCAGTCACTGAGAACTCTCCTGATGCTCTTGCGCTTGAGGAATTGTCTGCTAAGACTTGGTGTACCAGCCGTGGGGCAGCCATAAACTATATCTCTCGTTATGATCAATGGGTGCTTGTCAGGAAGAACGGAACTACTGCCGGCATTGAAATAGATGGTGATGAACTCAGGACAGTGACAAATAAGTTTAATTCCGAAATCGGCCCCATTGATGATTACGATGATGTGACTGCTTTTCTTAGTTCCATAGCTATTGATTGGCGGTCGGATAGGAGTTTGCGTAAGGCCAAAAGGGCTAAAGACCGCGGCCTCACTGATAATTCTTATGAAGAATCTCGTGAGCAAGAAAGAATCAACGCTCAGATGGAGGAGATGGAAGATACGATAATTGAGATAGCCACTCAGATGCAGATGGCAGAAGGTGTTCGTGCGTTGGGTGCGGATAGTCTAACCCGCGCAATCTATACGCTCATGCCTAACTTGTTTGCTGGTTATTCTCTCAATGATTTTACTTTCACCAAGAGAGTCCATTCTCGTATGTGGGCTCCGGTAAATCAAGAAGCGATGGATAATCTACTCCGTCAAAACAACATCCCTTACAGGCATATCCCTGCGGCCATCTATACTAACATACAGGAAAGGCGTAATCAGTATTCCAATGCTTACTACGTTATCCTCGAAAATAAGCGGATGAATGAACGCTGGAAAGAAGCGTTGGAAGGTGCGCGGTGGCAACCAAGACCAAAGAGCTCAGAAGGCATCCCTTTCTTAAGTAACGAAACGCCTTATTACGCGCTATGGGAAGACGATGCGCCTAACTTTACTGCTGAAGCTGATGTCGCTTTATTCCAGCAGATAGCGGGATTGACAGAATTAAAGCTTGCTGACCAGATGACGGGAGCAAGATTTGACACTTCGAGGAAGCGCCTTATAATGCAAAGCGTTGATTACCTGCTTGGCCGCCGTGAACTCAAGGATAAGAAAATAGCCGAAACAGTAGGTTACGGAGCTGAACAAACTCCGGCAGAGTTCTGGGCTGAGTTTTATGCTAACCGTAATTTCCAATACCAAAAGCTCCTTAAGGAGTACGAGAATCTGATGGCTTTAGGTAGGATTATACTCGATGCTGGAGGAGATTTTGCTTCAGTTGCTGAAGATCCCGAGTTTTGTAATGTGCCTAAGGATATCTATGATGCGTACATTAGCCTTAGATTAGAACAACAGCTCGCTAAGGACAAGGCTTTTGCAGTACGTTCTTATGGCCAGGAGATGCTTAAGAAGCAGGACGAAATTACCAGGCTTGAAAGACAATTACAGAAAGAAGATTTGTCTACTTGGCAGAGAGAAAATATGGAAGAAGGTATTAAGTATAGGAAATCTGATATTGAGAGCTTAAAGAGGCGGCAGAAAGATCCGCAGTTCTACCGTAACAATAATTTCAGAGATCTTCCTTATGCCCTTCCTGTATTCTTCAGAATGATGGCTGATCATCCAGAACTGATCGAGTATTCAGGTAGGGAGAAGATAGAATCAGGGATGTACGGGATAGAGCGTGATGTACCTTCTGTCCCCCGCAGGAAGCCTCATTGGACAAGACAGGCCAAGAATATCAGAAGGTATCCTACTCTTGAGAAAGAGGCAATGGTTCGCAAATATAAGTTCATGGCGGGTTATGAAGAAAGGCTTGCAGGTCGTTCTGGCCCATATTATTCTGCTACTTCCAGGGATATTCTTGCTGCTTATGATCCGGTAATGGATAAGATTTTGATATCTTTGGATCATGTGAACGAAGAAGATGTAATTGAGAAAGTGCTGCATGAGATTACTCACCGTGGTTTAGCGCAGGTAGCTAATGACTTAGGGCAAACGCAGGAGTTACTTAATATCTTTCGAGGGGCAAAAGCTCAGTTGATGGAAGCGGCTCCAGAGCTTTTAGGTACAACAGGCCACACTTCTCTTGATCAGCTTGTTGCAGATTATGGGTTTGATCGTGATGATCCGAGAGGAGAACTTCGTCTTTACATGGAGTTAGCTGCGCGTTGGTCTGAAAGATTTAATACAGAACCTCCGAAGTCTTGGTATATTAGCTTGCTTGAAGATTTGAGGACATGGCTCAAGAGATTCCTTGGCATTGAGTTCAGCAGAGAAGATGTGAATAGGTTAGTTTCTGGGTTTGTTTATTATGGATCGCTGGATGCTATTCCTGAGGCTATGCAAGAGGGAAATAAGTATCGTGACCCGGAAGCAAGGGTAGACTTGCAGGGGAATACTATCCATGGGGTAGTCACTTATGCTGTAAAGAATTATCTGCAAACTATGGAGGATATGGAAGAAGCCATGACCTCTAAGGCTACCAGGTTAAGCATCCAAGAGCGTATAGATGAGGCATATAGCAAGCTATATCCCACAAGGAAAGGTGTTAAAGGCCTTGCTTTACGCTTGCAGGAAACTACTGAGGAAATAGATTACCTTAAAGAGCTTATTAGTAGGTTAAAGTCTAGCGACCCAAAGGAAGTCAGTGTTACCAACGGCCCCACCAATGAAGAAAGGTTACGTAGTGCGGTGAACAGGATTAACTGGCTTACGGATGCTAAGAACCCCAATTCATACTCGAGATTAAATCCACAGGTTGAATCACTTAATCGAGAGATAGCCAGGCTCACACGTATTGCGGCTGAAACAAGTAAGGGCATCGATATCAACGATGCTACATATAAGATATACCACGGCTTACTCGAAGATCTTAAGGCTGGGATGAGCGATGAAGAAAGAGGCCTTATAGGTGACAGGGATGCTAAATCGTTGGCGAAGCTTGTGGCAGATTTAGAGAAGCGTGGTACTTATGGAGTATCTGAGGCGGTGCGCGGGCAGATGGTGCGTGAAGCCAGGGAGCTTTATGATGACTTTGAGGTAGTAACTGAGCCAAGGGAAGAAGATGATGATTTTGACGAAGAACCTTCTACTCTTAGTGATGAAGACAAGGCTGTCATTTCTAACTATATGGCATTACAGGCTGCGATGGTTGAAGCTACAAGTGCTGGAGCGAATGTGGGTATAGTTAAGATGCAGTATGAAGACCGTCTTGACGCCATGTACCGGTCTATGACTCCTGAGCAACAGTATGGATTGAAGGCTGAACAGAACAAGCTATTTGGAGAAAGCGTTGCTGATGGTTCTACTGAAGCTACTGGGGAGTATGTTGGGATAACAACGAAGAAGCCATTTACCATCACAGGAACTGATCCTGTAAGCGGTTTAGCTATAACTGTTACCCTTGTAGGCGACTATAAAGTGAAGTCAGTTATGGAAGATGGAACTGTGCGCGGGGGGATTAGCCCTGATGCGGTAGCTTATCGCATTGGCGATGTCCTTATAACTCCTGATAGGTTAAAACGGATGCTAGTTGATAATAATAGGATACGTGAATCGGGCAAAGAAGCTCCGCTAGAGTTTACCTATTATAACCCCGTGATGTTCGGTATAGATTGGTCGGCCAGGCCTGCATATAACTCCCAGAAAGCTACTAGCAACCGTGGTCAGCGTAAGGCCATGAAACCTAATGAACCATGGATATACAAACGTAAGATTAAAGCTCGCGTTCTTCTCGAGCTTATGCGTGCTACTAAAACCAAAGATTCCATAATGCGTCATATTGGTAAGCTTGTTTCACCAAAGAAGACACAGCAGCTTTTCGGGCGCATACCAAAAGCTAAACCTGTATCTCAAGATGTTGTTGCTCGTCTTTATGAAGGCAAATTGTCAGTTGATGAAGCGGCAAAGGTATCCTACGACCAGATGTTTCCGGTGGACAAGGTTATCATCGATATCATCATGCGTGATAATCCTCAGCTTAAGAAAAGCGACAAGCAATATAAGAGTGAGCTTATCCGACAACTTATGTCTTCTGCCGGAGTAGAGTTTTATTGCAAAGAAGGTGATTCGGTCAATAGGGCAAGGACTAAAATAGGTGAGAAGCATATACACGAACCAGGGCAATTCCGTAATGATACCAACGCTGAAGCGGTGGCCTTTGTAAATAGGGCCAAATACTTCATGCAGAGGCTTGGCGTTGATGAAGTATGGATGCGTCAGATTTATTCCGTACCTACTAGTGTTCCTCTCGAGGACTACCTAGCACAGGAGCGTCCGGAGGACTTCTTCTATAAGATGCTTGCTCATCCTAACGTTTGTAAAGATGGTACGTTACAAGAACTATTGCGCTGGGTTAAGGCAGAGGTTGAAACTCCACATCTTAATAGGATGATGGAGCTTGGTATCCTTGATAAGGCCGACATGGCTAATAACATTTTGGAGGGCTTTATCAACAGGGTGTGGAGATATGCCGATACGCAGGAAGTAGGTTCTATGTCCGCTTCCAGAAGGATGGGTGGGCCGCTATCAAGTGCTGCGATAGAGTCGGCCAAATATAGGACATATGAAGAATACCTTATGGCTACTGGCCCGTGGATGATACAGCGTGGGCCTCTTGCACCTGCGGAAAGCCAGCAAGCTGGCGGCCAAGGGCTTGTTCCTATAGATGATTATGTCGCACAAATGCAGCAGTATGTTACTGATAGCCTGCTCACTATCGATCAGTTAGAAACATTAAAGTATCTCAAGAATATCGAAATTGCTGCCGGGTATCCATTGGTTCTTTATGAGCATGAAGTGTCTAAGAAGGCCGCTGCTGAAGGTATAACCGAGAACAAATGGTTCACCAAGTATGGTTATATTGCGGCCAAAGATGCTCCCGGACTCGTTCTCTGGTATCGCGGAGCTTTTCAAAATCCGTATATTCACCAGTCATTGTATTCTATATTGGAAACCATGTACGGTAGGGGAGCTTCTTCTAATACTACGGAAATGCTGCGTAATACCAACGAAGTATTAACCCTCATCCGCAGGTGGAAGACGATCAACCCGTTTGATACAAACCTCATCTACCTTGCTCCGGTGTTGTTGAGCTTGAATGGTAAGGTGTATAAATCGTTTGCGAAGAATCTTATTAAGACAGGCCCTAAGCTATTCAGCACGGGAGCACAGATGCTTAAAGGGGAGTATGCCGATGCCCCCATGTCACCTGAAAATGATGAGCTTCCGTTGTTTATTGAACTTGGCTTGGTTGGAGGACAACGTTTTGAGATGTCCCTTAGGGCCGCTTTTGATGCAAAGAACTTGGGCAAGTTTGCTTTTAGTAAAGATAGAGCAGAGAATATCAAAGAGTTCTTCTTGACTTTCGGAGGAGTAAACGCAGCGATATTCAATAACCTTATTGCTCAATCCGTATATGATGTTACTAAGGCGGAAATGGATTCTATTATGAGCAAGAATCCTGGAATGAATAAGAGGCAAGCTGCCAAAATCGCCGTTGACTTTATCAACGATGCTTCGCTTATGCCTAATCCAGCGATTTACGGCAGGACTGGCCCGTTATGGTCGCTCTTGTTCTTCTCTCGAAATCTTGTATCAGCTCCTATACGTATTTTGACTGGAGCGGCGTATGGTATAACTAAGTTACCTGGGGTAAAAGGAACTCCAGTTGAGAAGGGTATACAGAAGGCATATGCTTTCAAAACCGGTAAAGCAACGCAGTTTATTAACCCTCTTATGCACGGAGAAAAGAGTTCCGGCGAATTAGATACGTTGTGGAAGAAATACGCATGGCATTTAATTAAGGTATTTGCAGCTAAGATTCTGATTAACTGGACGATCCAATACGCAGTACAGTCTTTGCGCGGTGGTTCTCCCGATGATAAGGATATGTTTAAGAACCCGAAGGGGTATAAGTTATCCATGTGGTTAGGTAACAGGGATGTTAATAACGCTACATACTTTATTGAGCCGCAATACTTTAGAGAGGTTCAGCTCTTATACGGGCTTTCAGAACGTCCGATAGAAACCATCCAGAATAAAGTAAACATTGGCGTTGGCGAAATAATCCGGGCGCTAAGTTACTTTCGTGAGAACGGGGCAGTTCCTCCGTTGATGAGAAATAGCCAAGGTGAAATTATCGGAGGCTGGGCTATTGATTTAAGTAAGGGCGTACAGAATTTAACCGTTCCGCTTGGTGTGGAAAAACAGCCGCAACTTACTACTGATAAGTGGTTAACTAGGGCACAATTAGGAGGTATTACATTGCGCCGTGGGCCGCGAGCAGAAGAAGGCGCTCCAATTTCTGAGTTCGGAGAAGTCAAACAGGCTGGCCAAATGCGCGATTATATTCTTAAGCGAGCCCGCGAACGAATACGTGATAACTACGAAGATCCCACGGATGTGGCGGAAGAACTTGAATTGAATCCCGGTCAATTACGCACTATCATGGAGGGGATAAATTATCCCTTCCGGACATTAGAACGTCGTAATCGACGAGCTGTAGAAATGTTCTCTCCTCGAACTACAAAACGCTTGCAAATTAAGAACATTAAGAAAAACCCTTGACAAACTTTCGCTCTTTTGATAATATGGCTGCATGAAAAGGATTCACTTAATACCGACGGAGAGCATATCACATGAGCGAGCCCAAACTAATTAAGAGCGACTCACAAGGTCGCTCATTTTATTTTCCCCCGTTCTGGTGGCAGGGATTCTTTCGTCGGGGTCCTCATCGTCACAGATGCCTCTCTCGTTAGGTTGCCACCAGCGGGGACATTTTATGATTGATCCGCATACTAGTTCCCCCAAGCATGATAGAGGCCGCCAAAGAATTATACACCCACTTTAAACAGGAGCTTAATATGGCAGAATGGCATTATGCTTACGATCCTTGTACTTACACCTATAACCTCGTAGACCCGGTGCAGGCCGCAATAGATAAGGCAGTTGAGGAGTTGAGGTGAGGCCAATTTACGTTGGGAAATATAGGACGGGTTCTTCTTGGGAAGAAGTTGAGATTATCGAGGAGGAACTTCAGGATATTTGGGAGGGCACTCCAGAAGATAAATTGCAGGATGCGATAGATTACGCAGTTGAAACTTTAAGTTCGGGGACTCCCCCGGCTGTGTCGTTAAATGGCGCCTACGGTGCGACCCAAACTATATGATGAGTATCACCGGCTAAGCTCTGTAGAAGTGGCTAGGATAAGAGTCCCCGTCGTAATTTGGAGGTAACATGGAGCTATCATACAACAACGGCAGTACGTTCAGAGGGTGTCAGAAGAAGTTTTACTGGCGGTACGTCATGCGGCTTGAGCCTATTACTAAGCTCCCTTCTCTAACGCTTGGCGCGGTGCTGCATGAGGGGTTTGATTTGTTCTATAAGGGTGGTTCTGATGGGGAAGTCTATGACTATATCCTTGATAAGTTCAACGAGGAACTCTCCAAGCAGGAAGCGGCAGATCGGGAAGACCTACTGATTGCCAAGTACACGGCCATGGGGATGTGGCTCTACTATCCTTACAAGAAGCGTGAGTACCAGGAGATCGCCTCGGAAGACAAGTTCACCGTACCTATTACCGATAATGTCAACTTCGTCGGAAGGATAGACGGCAGGGTGAAGCAGAATGACAAGTGGTGGGTACGTGAGTTAAAGACCACCGGCCTTCCCCAACGACAGTTTGAAGGGCGCTGTCAGACCTCCTCGCAGGGTACAGGCTACGTATGGGCCGAAACCAAACTCGGCTATGACATCAAAGGCATCCTCTACGATTACATCAAGAAGCCTCTACTCCGCAAGGGAGTGAATGAAACCGCAGATGATTTTGGCCGCCGTATCGTTGGCGATTATAAAGCTCGCCCCAAATTGTATTACAACCGTTACTTCTCCTACCGCACACCAGTCGACCTCTACCACTTTGAAGAAGATACCAAGCTACTCGCTGAGGACATTATGGCTAAGCTCGCCACAATGTCTAAGTTTAACATCGATAAGTTCTACCGGAATCAAGACCAATGCTGGAACTTTGGTTCTGAATGTCCTTATGCCCGCATTTGCTTCGTTGAGAAACCAGACAATTTAACAGTTCAATTATACTTTAATCGAAAGGAGGAGAAAGATGCCAGACGAGAATCAGGAGAAACAGCCGAGTGATTTACTCGATGCAGTCAAGGAGTTAACCACGGCTATTACGGATTTAGCCGGAAGGATAAGCAAACTGGAGGATGAATGGAGCCGTTTCAGGAAGGCAGGAAAGTTTTGAGTTTAAGCGAACATCTCAATAAACTTCATCAGATTATTTTGAAACATGAGCAGAGGCTTAACGACATATCATCTGCACTGGAACTGATAAAATCTCAACTTAATAATCTTGATGGAAGAATGATTTTACAGGAGCCCCGTGAGGAGGTGACATGAAGTTTGATACGATAAGCGACACATTAAGCCGGGGTATCGCTATGATAATTTATAGCAACCCTGGGGTCGGTAAGACAACGCTGGCCGCGACCTTACCGCCGGAAGAAACCCTCTTTATAAATGTGGAGGGCGGGATAGGGCCGTTAATGGGGACGAAGCACGTCGTCTTCAACCTGCCAGCGGCCATCAAGAGCTACGAGATTGAGGAAGTCGTTGATGACCTCTACAAGCACCTGCGCACAGAGAAGCATGGGTTCAAGTACGTTATCATCGACAACATGAGTGAGCTTGAGCAGCAGTTGATACTCAACCTTACTCTCCGCAGGGGGAAAGATACCCCTGAGCTAAGGGAATACGGGGACGTTGGGTTCAAAATGAAGGAGTGGGTTCGCTTATTCAGGGACTTAGTCTACCAGAACATTACGGTTATCTTCAACGCTTGGGAAATACCATTGGAAATAAAGAATGTCGACGGTGCCATTGTAACCCAAACGTTCCCCATGATTGGAAAGAAGCTGGCTCCGCAGGCGTGCGGCATCGTTGATGTCGTTGGCCATCTGGAGGTGTACGAGAAGACCGGCAAGCGGTGGGTGAGGTTCGGCCCTAGTGACCAGTACATTACCAAGTCGCAGTTCAAGGGGCTTGATGCGGGCGAGCCTGCGGATATGCCGGCTATCCTTGACAAACTCTACTCATACAGTTATGCAGTTGCGAAAGAGGTTGTTGGCGGTGAAAGCTGATTGGAAGGTTTTAGAACGTGAGATCGAAGCACATAATAAGAGGCATCCAAAGAAGATTCCTTACCCAAAGGGGTCTATCGAGGAAGCCATTAACGAAGCACTTAACATACTAGGAGGCAGCAATGAAAATGGATTGGGAGAAAGAAGGCGGAAATGAATACCAAGTCTACCCGGCGGGAACGTACAAAGTCGTCATCAATGGTTACGAAGAAACTACGGCATCAACTGGTACGAAGCAAATTAGATGGAAGGCCAGTATTCTCGAGCCAACCGACTATGTGGGAAAGCCAATCACCGTCCATACTGCACTTACAGATAAGGCTTTATGGCGTGTCGCCCGACTCGTTAAAGGATGTGGTATCAGCCTTAAAGAACTTGGCGCCTGCGAAGTAGGAAGTGGCGCGTTCTTCAAAGCGCTGGATAGGTGCATCCGTCGGACAACGTATTGGCATCTTCTCGTGACGCTAGATAACAAACAGCGCGAGCGCAACGAGGTGGATGATTTCAAAGTGGACGAGGATCAAGGGCCGGCAACTGGCGTTGGCGAAGATGTACCGGAGTTTCTAATGAAGGAATAGGCATTAGGGGGTTAACCATGCGTTCGGGGGAAAGAGTATGGTTTTAAAGTTCAGGAGAAAACGTCACTCCGCCCCCTCCTCTCCATCATAGTTTAAGGAGTAAATATGGCGATAAACAAGCGATTTACAGATACTGGGAAGTGGCAAGACGCATGGTTCTCCGGCCTATCGCTTGAGCTAAAACTTCTATGGCTTTTCCTGATTGACAGTTGTGACTGCGCCGGTATGTGGGAGGTGAACCACAAATACGCCGAATTTGTCATTGGTGCACCTGTCAACTGGGAAAAGGTCGTAGAGGTTTTCAACGGCAGGGTGAAATGCACCGGAAAATACTGGTTTATACCCAAGTTTCTTGCTTTTCAGTATCCCGATGGTATAACAGAAGATAGCAACTTTACACTGGGTGTGATTAGGCGACTAAGACAACACCAACTCTTGCCAACGGTAATTAAACTCTACGGTAAGTCTTTCGTTAGAGTTAGTCAAGAGTTAATTAAGACTAGGCCTACTCCACAGGATAAGGATAAGGATAAGGGTACATCTAAGTACATAGATGTATTCACTGAGTTATGGGTACAGTATCCAAAGAAGCTTGATAAAACTACCGCGCTTAAACATTTCACTACTTCCGTTAAAAGCGATGAAGATGTCAATGCTATTAAGAAAGCGTTGGCTAACTACCTGCTTTATGTAAAGGATGAGGTTACTGAGGAGAGGTATATTAAACACGCTAAGACTTGGTTCAATAACTGGCGGGATTGGATTGATTATAAACCCGGTTCGGCTAAGGTTGTTGGCCCGAAGGGGAGGGAACTATGAGCGTTGATGAAGTGCGCAAGAAGCTGAACATGGACGACCCTAAAGATGTAGAAGCCTGGGACTGCTTGATGGATATCCAGAAGACACCGCATAAAGATTTGATTATGGGTATGGTGGGTGATATGCAGGCGGAACTGTCAGAGCTTGATGCTCAAGTCGATACTATGGAGAAGTTAAGGGTTAAACACCTCTTTACCAACGAGGTTTTAAGTAAGCAGGCCGAGGATTCGTTAAAGATACTGCGGAAGGAGCGGGATGAGCTACGAGAAACTTTACAGAGTAAGACATATAAAGGCGTGGGTGGAGGATCTGGAAGCAGAGCTATGGAAACGTGGTGATGCACCAGAACTCCCGATCACTACGCTTCCCACCTTATCAACTAAGCTTTGGGGATTAAGGCGCAGGGCGTTGACAGTAATAGGGGCGAGGACTTCGCAGGGCAAGTCATCTTTTGCGCTACAGGTTGCTGCTGATTTAGCTAAGCAAGGGAAGACGGTTTGGTTCTTATCGTTGGAAATGGGAGTCGATGCTCTTGTAGAGCGCTTGTTCTGTCACTCCATGAGCGTAGATAACTATGCGGTCATGTCAGGAAAGTTTAAGACGGATGAAGAAATACGCAATCGTTGGCGTAAATTCAGGGAGGAAGCGGTCAGCCTCAAGTTGCTGATTACTTGTGACATCGGCAAGAGTTGGGAAGAAATTACCAAGCTGCTGGATATCGTTGGCGAAAATAAGCCCGATGTGATCATCATTGACTATGTTCAGAACATCTCGATGGCGAGAGGAGATACCCGGGAGATCATCAACGAATACTTAAGGAACTTCCGTAACATGGCCCTTGCGTATGATTTCGCAGGTATCCTATGTTCGCAGATAAACCGAGGTGCTGAAAATGTCAAAGACCATTGTCCGTCAATGGCTCAGCTAAAAGAGTCGGGGTTTCTTGAAGAAAGCGCTGATGTAGTTATGCTTTTGTATTGGGATGGATATGACAAGGCCACTAAGGCTGGGAGTGATGACAGCGCATTTAGTTTAATCGTAGCTAAGAACCGTAACGGAAGGACAGGTGTTCATCCGTTGGTATACATTCCCAAGCACTACCGCTTTGAAGAAATTCCTGCTAACCAGCCAACGTTCTTCATGCCCAAAGACGCTCAGTCTGCGGCCGCCGGCGAAGTTAAGGAGGAAGCTACCGTTGACATCGTTGATGATAAGAAGCTAGAGTACATAATTGACTTATTCCAAGCTAAGATTATTGACCCAGAGAGGGATATGCCAAGGAGTAAATGATGGACGGATATGCACAATCGAAAGAAGCTTATGATAGGTTGAACGGAGTTGGTTATTTTGAAATAGTTGATCAGAAGGTGTTCAATTTATTGAAGGCGCAAGGGAAAAGCATGGATGCGCGGGAATTACATACTAAACTGAAAGAGAATGGGGATTTACTTGGTAACGAAAGCAAATATAATCTAGTGCAACAGGCATTTACTCGTTTGAGTAAAAGCGGAAAGATTAAGTTTATGGGGAAGCATAAAGGGATGCACGGTTTTACCTGTGGGGTATATGGAATATGCGGAGTTAAGGAAAAGGAGCCGGATTTATTCGGAATAAAGTGAGCCATTTGTGTAGGAAATGCGGAAACCCAATGCCTAAAGACCGTAAAGGCGCCGATCAAGTATGCCCCAAGTGCATGAGGTTTGGTGCTGAAGACGGCCTGTGTTATTACTGTGGGGAGATGACTGATTCCTTGGCGGGTAATCCGAGTGAGTGGCCGGTTTTCTTGTGTCATGCTGACGATCCCGGGAAAATGAAGCCGCACCATTCGGGGTGTGTGAGCAAAAGATTACGTGACTATGATGCGAAGATCGAAATCAAAGAAGAAAAGGTCGGCAAGCAAGCACAACTCTACTTCTAAGTTCAAGGCTGGCCCGCGCAAGAAAGAGTTACACGCCGCCTGGAGCTTTGTGGTTCGCCAACGCGATGACTACGTGTGCCAATGGTGTCTTCATGACGGTAAGCATAACGTCAGCACTAAACACCACGGCCACCACATTGTCGCCCGTTCGTTATGCGGTAACAACGGTGCGTTTGATGTTGACAATGGAATGACGCTATGCTTTCATTGTCATATAGATAGGTTGAAGTCTGAGGTGGATGAGTACATAGCGTTCCGGGATGCGTGGGTGAAGCATAATTTAGGTACAGATTATCAGACTATGCGAGAGAAGTACCGACCGTTCATTAAATTCACGGAGGAGTTCTATGAGCTTAAAAAGCAGAGTCTTGAGTATGTTTACCAACAACAAGGAGGACAAAATGGGAACAACAGATAGTGAGTTTATTGGCGGTAACATGGATATTATAGAGAAGTTGTGGAATGATAAGAAGTGGGCAGCACAGCAGGCGCAGATGCAGCAACAGTATGCAAATCAGGCGCAGCAATATCCAACATCGACAAACGGGGCGCAACAGATTGGATATGCGCAGTTACAAAATGCGTATGGTACAGCTTCTTCAAACCCGATGACCTGGACGACTACTGCAAATACATACTCACCAAATACATACTCACCTGTAGAATCAACGGAGTCAGTTCAGTTTAAACAGTTGATGATGCTTCAGGTAGCCAATCTTATCGCCAACTTTGGGCCTACCGTAGCCAAGAAAATCTGCCTTAGATTCAGTCTTCAGATTACCCGCGAGGAGATTGACCAGATACACAAGGATCTGACCCGTGCGATTGCAGATGATGCTGATCCGGACCTAGATAAGGTTATCAACGATGTAGCTAAGGAGGTTCACCTATGACCGCTGGAGAATTGAAAGCGTTGTGCTTGGAGTTTGATAAAGTCAGAGGGTATTTTCCGGAAGATGAGTGGCAGGGTATGGCTATGTTGCAATTCTTCCTTGAGAAGATAGGTACTCCAATGACCGTTGATGAACAAATAGCGTATGTCAAAGAAGGCGGCTTGAAAAGCGTGGAGGAGGATACATGATGCAATTTCTAGGGATAGCGTTGATATTCCTTCCTTTGCTTGTGCCGGCCGCCATCTTCGGCCAGTGGTGGTTGTTTATCGTGTTCATGGTATTCGGAGCTTGCTTCGGGGTTGTCGAGTGGATAGCTAAAGCAAAGAGCGGTCAGACAGTCAGCCAGCATTTCTGGACGTGGGCTAAGACTCACCGTTGGCAAAGCTGGGTCCTTTTAGGGTCCATGTTGGTCGGTTGGTTAGCGTTACTAGTACATCTGGGTTGGCATCCGGTGGCACAGTTGGGTTGGCTGCTAAGTTGGGTATGACACACTCGCAGTGTTCACCCATGTTTAGATTCTGGGTGCTTCTTATGTTGCCGTTGATAATGTTCGTTGGTATATTCGTGTGCATCTGGGAGGAATGGCATGATGTCAGAGAGAGAAGTTGAAGTATTGGGATTTGTTGTGTTCTTATTGGCGTTGGTAATTGCAGCTGCGTGGTGGGCGAGAGAATAGGAGGCAATATGATTTGGATGTTAGCAGGAGCTGCATTGGCAGCAATCGTCAACGCGTACCTATATAGATTCGGCGGTTGCTCATGTGTGGAAGGAGCTGTGAAGTACCCGTGGGTTCCGATGTGGATGTTCAACTCGAAGACGCGGGACGCGGGCTGTTCGTTGGTAACGACCGGCTGGATGGCAATCTTCTACCCGCACGTTGCCTGGTATATTTATGTCGTTACGTTCGGTGCGTTATGGGGAATGACGTCGATGTATTGGGATGAAGTGTTCGGGTACGATAACTTCTGGTTTCATGGATTCATGATTGGCGTTGTTAAACTTTGGTTCGCTATCATGACTGGGATGTGGCTGGGATACGCAATCCACTGCGTCGTCCTAGCGTTGGTGATGGGTGGGATCTCAGCGCTATCAGGCAATGTGGATGTCGAGGAGATGGGCCGTGGAGCTGCGACCGGTGCTACGTTACCGTTGATGATGGTAAACTCGCTTACTCTGATGATATGAGGATAGATTGCAGGCCTGCGTACGGTAAGTATATCTGGTGCTATGTTCACGGAGATGCTATATCCCCGGAGGGGGATGGAAAGAGCCTAGGCTATGCGCTCACTGTTAAGCACTTGGACAAAGAGAATTGGAAGTTGTTTCGGTTGGAAGACGCCGAAGAAGAAAGAAGAATCCAAGAAAGTTCACCTGGAAATAACTGTGTACCGGACAGGTGATGACTTACAGTATGTTACCATGAAGATAGGTGATTGGTACAAACTGTTGAACCAGCTTGGTGAATCGAGGATTAACAACAGATGGCACGTTAACATGAAGGAGGAATGAAATGGATTTAAACACGTTGGCAAAGCAGGTAGCGGAGTTAGAGGGAAAGATAGTGCAAGTAAACATAGGCCAGATTAAAGAGGTTCTGTCATGCGTAAACAAGGTTTTAAAGCTGTACGGAATAAGCTTCTATGCTATTGTAAGAAATGCAAAGAGGTCAAGCCGTTAGTATGCCCGGTGTCAACAGAAAGAACAACGGCGTACCGTTGCTCTCTCTGTATCTTTAGGAGGGTCGATGAAAGAAGTTCTTGATGGTTTCTATTGGGGATACGGTTTCTTCGGAGGGATATGTGCTGGGCTTGGATCGTTGGCGTTGATATTCTTGTTCTTTGTTACTGTGATAGGTGGGTTAGCGGATAGGTGGCGATAGGTTTGGGGGTTGACCGTTCAAGTCGGTAAAACGGGACGGCTGGTTAACCGGCGCCGTTTAAGGGCACCAACCCTTTATCCCTTGATAGTGTTCACTGCTTCTGCTATGGCTGCGCTTAGTTCACTCCAGGTTGCAGGGAAAGTCTTATTCTTGGGATAGATTTTACCACCGGTTCTATCTTTGTAGTAAATATCAAGATGCTTACATCTGTGCGGATTAGACATCTTCCATGCCATACAATCGCAGTAAGTCACACCATCTTTTCCATGTATGATATGGTACGTCTTGCTTGGATTAGAGCTACTCGGATATTCTGCTAACACTTCCATTCCCATATTATCTCCTTTCTTGCAGTACAACGGGCCCGGGACATCCGAAAGTTCACCAACGCTCGCAATCATTGTTCGCTCGCTTCGTACTCACCAGCAAAGCTGGTTCGCTTTCGGATGACCCTAGCCCTCTGTACTGCTTATACCATTTTCAATTTCTTCCTTCCGGCTTCTGGTGCAGCCGCTTTGACTTCTTGAGGCAGGCCTTCATTGAGATGCTCAAAGACTTTCTCCTCTTTGAACACACCAATCTCTAATCCCCACTTATTCTGGAACGATACCGCTCTGATATAACCATCGCTGGCTATGAACCCACGGGAACTGGTACAGAACTCACCGCGGGCTACCTGCTTGGTACTATCAAGATGCTCCCAGAGCTTCCTCATTTGGAATAGATTACTCGCCTTTGCCCTGTCCCTATCAAAGTCTTTCTTCATCCCGTTATCATCCGGGAATATCTCATAGTACGCAGCTATCACATAGTTGTCGGTATAGTTCGCCAACGGCTGATATCCGGTGATTGCCAATGTCTTGGTCTGCTGATTCTCGGATACCTGCTCATTGTTATACCAGAACGTGAGTTCAGTCTTGCCATAGACAGTGCCGTCTTCATCTACCCACTGGCGCGTCATCTCACCTTGCTGGATAACCTTACCGTTGACAACGCTTTTCTCTTTGGCTACCTTCCCAGTAGGAGTCTTGGCTACTACTTCAGGCCGCTCCAGCTTGGAGAGATTCTCAAAGCGAACATTAGCGTTCACTCCGAGATTGTTGTCTTGGATTGCTAGCTTATAGCTCATTTTAACACCTCCTTCTTGTACTTATTCCACAGCTTCCTCAATATGCTGGACATAGGGACATCCTGTATCTTGGACAAGACTTTCAACTCCTTGTACATGCCAGGCCCTATCCTTACGCCAGTCCACTGTTGCTTCTTGGCCATGTTACCTTCCTTTCATTACCATTTCCTCTGAGCACATCACGATTGTCTTTTCCACTTTAGCGAGTGTGCAGGTAATCTTCTTTGCCGATAACTTAGCAAGCAAAGCGATATGATTCCCTACTCCCATGCCTGACATACCAAGCACGAGTTTCTTCCTTCTCTTGTCATTCGGAAGCCTGATCTGCTTGTACTGCCTTCTGAATGAAGCTGCTGCGTTCTTACATCCAAGAGTGATGGTCAAGATATGGAACCTTGCCTCTGGGATAGCGTAAGATTTAGCTATCCTCTTTAGATTAGTAATCATCTTTGTGGATGAAAGCCCGCTATTGAAGTGCCCGTTTATCTCAGAATGTTCGGGAGTTGTTCTTGCTGTATGAACTCCCATTTGCTTGAGATATTCAGGTATAGCTAACTTCTTCCTTAATCCACGGTAATATCCGCAGAACTTCATGGCCTTGACTTCAATCCCCCTTGGCAACGATTCAATAAACTTCGTTGCAGGAAGCACATCAAGGCAGTATTGTGATACCATACTTGTAGCTTCTGGTACTTCGTTCTTCATATTCACCTTTCTTTGACTTCGCTCGAGTCTTCTGGCGACCGTGCTGGCCTTGTCCTATTTATCCCGCTTCGCTTTGTCATTGTTCGATACCTCTTATTTCGCCGCCAGCACTCACGCCATCCGGCTTCTCGCTCGTCATTCCAGCATCGCCTTTATCGTGTCCATAATGACACTATCAGCGTGCTCCTCGCCAAGTATATTACTCTCACCGGCGATTGTTTCAACGAAAGCGCCTCCTAATGTAGCGCCTATCCCGACCACCATGCACCTAACTTCAGCGCCATGAGTGATTATTTGCTTCCTTAGGTTCTCGATCTCATCACATCCTACCTCACCATCAGTCATCAGGATAACCAGCTTATTCCCATCGATCTCCTGATTAGCTAGGATGTCATTCTGTACATCTTGGAACGCTTGATATAGATTTGTGCCACCTCTTCTCGCGCTATACTGTCGCTCCCAATCTTCTGGGTTTAATTTCTCTGCATTATAATCGAACGCCCACACATCATAGCTGATGTTCAATCCTTCCTGCTCCTGTATTTCCTTGAGGATATTGATTATGCTGCGGGTTGTCTTGACTAATAGCTGTTGCCTGTCGCTTCCATCAATCATCCTGGATTGCATTGAGCCTGAAGCATCCAGACAGAACGCTATTTTGCTTTTCTTTGTCTTTTGGATGTCTTGTTCGTGGAACAGATCGTCAATATCTCCTGTGAAGAAGGACGTGATGGCATCTGTATTGAGCTTAGCTCCTTCAAATACTGTCCGCTTTTCCTTAATTGTGAGGAGCTCTTTGAAGGAATCTTTGGTAATATCCTGGAACGCAGCTTCTCCAATAATATCTTTGCTCGGGCCCTTGATGCCTTGTCCTTTATCCCACGCAGCTCCGGGTCGAAGAAACTTGTCAGTGTTGCCCACATCAGAAGGTTCTGTTTGCTGGACATCATCCTCCTCCTTTATCTTAAACAGTGTCTTTACCTTCTTAATCGCATCCTTAACGGCCTGCCAGTTACCTTGTTCGATATCCCACTGTGCTTGATACATAAGTTTAGGGATATTGTGCTTTCGATTGAACTTGATAGCTTCGTCATCTTCATAGACTTCGTTGAACCTTTCATTCCGCAGGATGCCGTTGATTAAGCACCTGGTCATCAGATGCTCTTTCATCATCTCCTCTTTGCGTGGATATACGTGCTGGTCAACTAGCTTCTGGTAGAAGCCACGGATATTATCCAGGATCTGAAAGTTCTTGTTGTCTATTCTGATATCCTCAAACGCATTAAGGATATTGTGGCTGATTACACGGCCATCAGCTACATCCTTTGGTATCTTCCCACTGTGCTTCAAGTGGCCGGCTTCGTGCATCAGCAACGCCAACGCTCCAAGAATGTTATGCTCCTTAAGATCACAGGGCATATAAATCTCATTCTTCTGAGGACTGGAACTTGCTCCCGTTGCCTGTGCATCAAAGACAACCTTCGCCTTATGCTTACCGGCGCACCACTTGGCGAGCATTTCAAAGGTTACTCTATTCATGAGTTACTCCAATCTGCAATGATTCTTCTTCCGTATTCTTTCTTGATAACAATACGCTTATGTTTGGCTAATACACGCATAGCATAAGCATTTGCAGAAAGAGCCATTGAATCAAGATAAGCTGGGCACTCTTTGCCGTTTACAGTACAATGCTGATTCACCATATCCTCTAATGCTTCAAGTAATTCATCCATGATTCACCCACTCTCCACAATGGACACAGCGCCATTGTTTAGTTAACTTCGAGTATATCCTACGGAAATAGGTTAAATCAAGAGAGTACAGCTTATTGTTCTTTGCCTTAGGCTCGAGTTCAGCCATCTTGTCTGATAGCAAATCTCTAAGCTGATGTATCTCTCTTGCACATAGCTGGATGTTTGTGCCTCCTTTGATTGGCACCATTCTTCCTCTAAACGCTCTCATTTTCATATCGTCTTGCAACACTTTACGCTCCACTACGCCGTACGCTACGCAGCACGCACTCTATTGCTCACCGCGGGTTGCCGCTCCGCGCTGGGTTGCCTGTTCGCGCTCGTTCGCAATAGAACCGCGTGCACACTCCGCTACCGGCTCCGTTTCGCTTCGGTGTTGCTTACTCCTTTCCTCTAATCTGATTTGCGCATCAACAATCTTCTTACGCCGCTTACAACAAACACGATAAGGGCACCCATAATAAAGGTGAGCCAGTTGATCCTTACGTTCTTCATTCATCTTTCTCTTTCTCGACCTTTTCTTTGTCGCTCTGGCTCATAAGCTCCTTCCAAATAGCCTGCGCTATTCTAAAGAACGCTTCTTTGGCCTTAGGTTGGCTGATTGCTTCCATGATACTGGTGATACCATCTTCGATTGCATACTGCAACGGCATCCCGTGCATCCACAAGTCAATGCAGTTATTCAACTGCCTGATTGAGATATCAACCGGGATGTTTGCCTTCTCAATGGTTTCAAGGCACGCAAAATAGAACTTGGTGAACTTATCCAAGTCATCCTTGCCTAGTGTAGGGAACTTCTTGAACAACGCTAACCTTATTTCCTTCTTGCTGAACTCTGGATAAGTTAGATACGTACATCGTCCAAGGAAATTGCTTGCCTTGATATTGCCACCGATATACTTTGCACTCTTTGGATTCTGGGCAAATGCCATCTTGCAATCATCATGCAACTTGAACACTTTACCTTGTCCGTTGTCTGCATCCTTAATAAACAGCTCTCTATTCCACATAAACGCATGGAAATCAAATGTGCCTGCATTACTCAGAGCGTTTATCTCATCAAAGCAAATCAGACACGGCCCTTGAATTGCCTTAACGAACGTACTTTCTTGGAACATGATGCTGCCGTTCTGGATTGTCTTATCACCAAACAGCTTTGGCAATTTGAAATCCTCATACATTGAATACAGAAAGAACGGAATCTTGTTCATCCACGCATAATACTGGATTGAGAATGTCTTTCCAGTTCCTTGCTTGCCTTGGCACAAAGGATATTTCCAATGTCCAGGCCTGCTTGCATCCAGATGCGCTGCTAATCGCTTATCAATATCCCTTGTGATATAATTGGTGAAGTCTTCATCATGCGGGACATATTGAGCCATCTCAGCAGTCACGGGATATTGCCTCTTAGTAGTCATAACCTTTGGCGTTTCTGCTACAGTGGCGGCCACAGGTTCTCCTACATTACCGCTCAACGGCTGTCCCATCTCAATGAACCGCCCGCGGATTGTGCTTTCGTCCATCTCAATGTTCTTGGATTTAAGCACATCTTTGATTTGCCAAGCACGTACCTTGGTACTAGTTCCCATTAACTGATCTCGTATCTTCTTTAATTCTTCGTCGGGTATTCTATCAATAGGTGGCACGGTATTAGCCATTCCTTTCTCCTTCTACCTTGCGTATAAACACCGGATGCCTTAATGAGCCTGAATCAAGAACTCCTTGATGTTCAATCTCAACAGTATCACCCGGTCGAAGGCTCGCTTTGTGTTTGTTGGTTACTTTAACGCCACATGGGATATACTTCGCAATCAACTGAAGCGTTCCTGGCGCTGGTGGAACTGGTACTGCAATCTCGATTCGTTCTTGTGTATTCGATACGGCTATTACTTTATACTCGCTTCTGTCCTTGAACTTCATCTTTACCCAAGCACATGGCCCATGAGTGAGGAATCCATCCAAAGGCTTAAGCACGATTCCCTCATACCCATCATCAGTAACATCACCAAAGTATGATTCTGCTTCAAGCCTGCCTTCAACGATGTGAGGTTTGATACTCCAACTAGTGAATCCTGCTCCAGAAGGAAACAGCTCACTCAGTATTTCTTTGCGCGTTATCAATGGTGTTACTTCGCCTGCCATCTTGCTGTTCTTGAATGTGATATGCCCTACATCATAAATAATCAGATTAAGGGTATCATCATCCTTATGACTCAGCAGTTTGTACAAGTCACCCTTCTTTCCTTCACCATAGAATAACTCAGCTAGAAACACTGCCTGCTCAACATCATTGTCTTCAAGGATAGACTGAATACTATCCAGCTTCCCCCACTCATGCCGCATGGTTCCATACTTATTACTGGTGAAGATTGGTATTGGTGCAGAATTGTGATAGCCTATCAAGCACGCTTCACCATCATACTTGACCTCAGCGAAGCAAGGCCATCTAAGCCCTGCTAGGTTTCCCCTCAACTCCGGGAATGTTGCTGGTGTCCCCTTCGTCATCTTCATCGAATATAACCTCCTTGTTGCAATACGGACACCATGTGATCCACTCCTCACCGAACTTATCACACACGGTGTTACTCCCGCAAAATGGGCACATCATCTTTCTCCTCCATTAAGCGGTCTTCCGCCTTACAGCACTCTAAACAAAGAAAGACCTGCCCGATGTATTCATCATAAGGCAAGTCCCTCATTTGTCCCTGCGTTGTTTCTTTGCCGCAGGAGTAGCACTCATATTCTTGTTTCGTCGGCATCATGCACCTCGTTCTCATGCTACACATTGTAGCAAGTTATTGCTTCTTGTCAACTAATATCTTTGCTTCTGCTTGCTCAATCAAGGAAAGAATCTCAGTCACCCTGCTCACATCAAGAGCAATCCCTTTCTTGGTAGGCGCGAACTCAATAGAGTTCTTGGGCTTGAAGAAATCCCTGATATCAAGGAACTTGCGGCCTTTGAACTCAGTCAAGCGCACCTTGGTCACAACCACGTTGGTCTTCTTTATCTCACCAATTAAATCACCTGTGTCCATCATACACCTCCTGTTATTTCTGCTACTGCTTGTTTGATTGCTGCTGCTAATCCTTTTCCTATCTGGCAGCCCATGCTCATGAATTTCTGCATATTGGCTTTGCAGTTACCGATTGCAAAATCCAATCCTTCGCCATGATTAGTACCACCACAGAAACACTTGCATACTGTACCCTTTGCATTGTAGCAACGAGCATCACACGTATGCGCTCGTTTGTCGCCTGGTTTCTTTAATCTGAATAACGTAGCCATCATTCACCTCCTATCCTGAGTATTGCGTTGTGTAAATCCTTGAGTGTGATATTCCACCTAGCCATCTTAGCCAAGATATTGGCCATGGCATCCTTCTTGATATACTCTTGCTTCTTGCCTCTGTAAGTTAATCTACGCATGGCCTTAGCCATCATTCCTCCTTGCGGCACCACTCGCTCGCGGTCATTGTTCACGCTCGCTCGTTATTCGCGATCAATTGCGAATTGCCGCTCATTTTACTGTTTTAAATGCGGCCTCAAGATGTTGAATAAGATACTTGGCGTATCCTACAACAAACTCATTGCCTTCAAATGTAAATACGTGCTCATCTCCATCAAAGGTGAAGCACTCTTGGTTATATTTCTTCTTGAATCGTTGGAGCATGGGCTTATCCCATTTAATCATGTTCATTTCTTCTCCTTCATCATAGCCTTGCGTGTTCTGCAATCCATAGTATCCTTGATTCTACACGCAATGCACAATGCAGGAGTCCACCGGCCTTTAGCTATGTTTGACCGGCACATCTGTTCTGCCTTTGTCATGTTTTCTCCTTTCTAATAAACGGCTTAAATCGCTTTCTCCATCTTCATATAGTCTTTGATTCTTGGGATACACAGCACCAAAGAACCCTTTCTTCTTCCGCTTACGGTACATCATTTCCACCTCTTTACTTCTTCCTCAATGATTCTGTTAATGATTGCATCTTCGGTTAACAACTCCCAATAAGCAGGCAGCGTCCAAACAAATACTTGTCTTATATTTACTGCTCTCCCGGCATATACATCGCACTCAGCTACGCCAATGCTCTCATGGCTCTCGCAATTAAGGTGCTTGTTTGGTATAACTACTACCCTGATTATCCCGTGTTCAGATACGCTTCTAACTAAATCTCCTTCTTTAAAGAGCATATTCACTCCGTATTCTAAATAATAAAATCATAAATAGGATACTACTGTGCCTACAACACTTACAACGCCTACAACGCCTACAACATAATGTATAATATAATAAGAATAGATTGCCTAATCACCGTTGATTAACTGTGCCGCAACGAGTTAACAAATCGTTGGTAACTTAGATCCGAGTTAATATGGTTATTATATGGAAACTTCATGGCAGCCTTGTGAGCAAATTATGGAGTATCTGCTGTCCATCGTCTATAAACTCAACACACTCCTCTGGCACACAGGCTGAACACACGTTATAAGTTGCATATTGTGGGTAAATACACCCATCTTCATCCTGCTCTATATCATCTGCTAATGGTACTTGGTACAATTTAGTGGTTTCACGGCCACAGAGTTCACATTTCATTGTTCGCCTTCCTTTCAAGCTCACGGATCCTATCCCACATACCCAAGATAACCTTGTCTTGTTGCTCAATTACCTTCGTTAATGTGATAATTGCCTCATGATTAGCTACAAGCCTCTCACCAATAACATCAATCACTTTGGCTAGTGAGTTAACGAATGTCTTTAGTTCTTCCATTAGTAGTCCTCCGGTTGTTCAGCATAGTTAATAAAATCATGATGGGCCTTAGCCTCAATTAAGCTCTCCCATTCACGTACACACTCTTGAGCTATTGGTGAGAGCTGTTCAATCTCGAGCTGTCCATGTGCGCTCACCAGCTTACATTCGTTAACCTCATCCCTTAATTGCAGATATGCGTGCTCATTCTCTCTTGTATCATGGTCATACTGCACCTTATCCACAATTACCTCATCCAGCATCTTCATATAGCTCATTATATCCTCCTTTTATAGTACATACCTATGCGGCGGAGCCGCTCATAAAAGCGGCGACGCCTCATGGATTATGATCATTTATCGTATGGATAGCAAATATAGTCATCATTACTACCCATAACAAGAATAGTATAGCCTTAATCCAAGTTTCCATCTTGCTTAGCCCTTTCTATCAGCTCATCGGCTGACTCATTATCCAATAGCTTATACCCAAGCTTGTTAAAGCACTTCCATAAGGTCATCTGCATCCTGCGTTCTTCTCTCTCTGCATTATTGGCATATTCAAAGTTGCGTTGGCGATTCTCATTATCAGTCAGCATCATCTCACTACGGTGTATGTTAAACCTATTCATACAGCCCGTTGAAGTAAGCTTATTGACTCCAGTATTCTCATCATTGGCAAACCTCTCATTAAATCTATTGTGCTTATCCTCAGTTGTGGGTGGTCTATTCATCTTCATTGTCCTATTCTCCTCTGTTGTAAGCAATTTAGTAATTAAATATGAGCAGTTTATAGTCATGCTCAGGACTGTACGCCTTAGGCCTTAGGTGCCCAATGCCTCGCAACCCAGCTGTGGAATGTATCTCCAGCTCTCTTGCTTTTCTCACCTGCAACAAAGCCCTGAGCCTTGATTTCAAATGTAACCTTATCATGCCCAGCTTGCTGCGCTGCACTCGCTAACAACTGCAAGTCAGCCCTGTTGATAGTGAAACGATATACGCTCTCACGAGCCCTGTTCTCTGCTACTGCTGCTACACCTTCCATGTTGCACCTCCCTGTATACTGTGCTTGTCAAGCCCAAGCACTTAGCTAATTGGCTTATCTAAACTGTAAGCCGCTCATTAGAGCGGCGCACAGTTCCTTCGCCAACGGAGGGTGGGGGTACCTGGTTTCAATGTCCTCCCATGCGG